GAGCCATGTTCCTTGTCTTTATATTCAGCTGACATCATAGAAGCTACTGTAGCTCCTGTAGCGATAACAGCATTAGGAATAAGTTCTATCCCTAATGCAAAACCTACTACAAAAAAAGTACAATAGATGATAGCACCCACGTATGAGTGCTTATCTCTATTGCTTTCTTTATACCAAGCTTTTATTTTTTTAATTAACTTTTTCATTTTATTGTATAAATATTTTGTTATTTAAATCAATTATCTCGTTCAAATTCGCTGTGGGGAATGTAATGTATTTCATAAACAATTATATATTTAACAATAAAGCTTTATCGTATGATAAACCTAAAACAACAGCTCCTTCATAAGAAGCACTTTTTATTAATATTCCATTTTCTGCACCGATTTTATAATATGATCCAGGAGAAAAGCTTGTCGAACTTATCAGAATACCCCCTAGAGATTTATTATATTTGTATGTTTTACAAGAAAAAACGCCTTTATATGCTACTCTTCCAAATTCCCCCTTCGGAGTATCATCTATCAAGACACCTACAACTTTATCACCATCTTTAGCTTTTTTAAATGTATTTCCAATGATTGATACTATCATACCTCCGTCAGCATAATCACCATCATTTCTTATAAATTTAACGCAGTCAAACTGTGGATAATAATATTCTCCCGAATATACCATATCACAAATTAAACCGTATGCAGACAATTGTTCATTTATGAGAGACAATATAGAATCATTAGAATTTTCTGTTAAATCTGTATCGAAAATTACTTCTATGGGACTATCATTTAGAATTATCTTTAATGATTTAGAATTCAATGAACAATCTCCCAAAATCTTACCCATTCCTGTTATTCCAACATCACGAGTTCCAATCAAATAGCCATGATAGGAATATAAGTCATCCTTATAAATATAGCCATTTAGATAATATCCTCCAAAATCTGTAATTGTCGGATTATCACGAACAATAATATCAGAAATTAAATCATAAGCTGTAGAAGTTGTATCTAGTCTTATTTGAGAAGAATTCCCTGTAGAACATTTTACCCGAAGAACCTTACTTTGTGCATTTTGAGATGAATATACCGCTAATGGCCTTCCGCTATATTTAACATCAGGAAATGAGAAAGGATACATATAATCTCCATACGGCAAGACTGAATATTCCATATTAAGATCTTGCAACACATTACAATGATTGAAAATAATAGAATCAGATACATTATAATAAGTATCATATTTAACAAATCGAAATCCATAGGGATTTGAAAAAATACAATTTTCAAAAACAATTGTTGCCGGATTTATAATTTTGAGATATTGTCTTGGATACCCACCGTGAAGCCCAAAAAGCACCGTATTAGTTCTATTTCCTAGAGCTACAATTTTGCATTGAAAAAAATTACTAATCACATTAGCCCTGTATCCACAGCCAATGACAGTGTCTCCATTTAAAGAATGCCCCTGATTTAATCCTGTATATTCAAATGAAAAATTGCAATTCTCAAACTGTACAAACGAATCTGTGTTTTCAGAAAAATTTTCCATGTGCAAACAGTATCTAGTATTTTTCCCTATAAATGCGATATTCTTGCACTCAAAATATTCTGCATTATTAAAAATAACTTGATAATTAGCACCATAATATTTTCCATTTCCATTAGACCAGTCTGGGAATTGAGTATTTTCATCAAAATAGACTTCTATAGAAGTGTCTTTATTATTTCCACCGTCTAAAGTCACATAGTCTTTACCATATACATTAGTTATCCATGAGTTTTCTGAATCTTTCTCATTTATAAATTTTGTATGATATGTAGTATCAGTAAATATAAAATGACCCTCAATATCAAGAATATATCTGTTGTAGTACGAATTGTCAGTTATGGAATCCAATGCCTCTTTTATGGCATTCAGTCCTGTAAAATCAGCTTTTGCATTATCCTTCCTATTAATCTTTATATGAGTATAAGTTATCTGATTGGAAAGCTTTTGCAGAGAATTTTTATACATAGTTTTGGTAACAACATTACCTGTTAATGAAGCAGAGCTAATACCTATCGACGTAACTCCCTCTGGAACTATATAAGAACCTTGGTTTATATACCCACTCCCATTTTGCTGATCTTGGATAGAATCGTCTTTAGAATAAGTAGAATTTTTAAATGCTGCAATCACAGCCGCAAAAGTTGAATTTGAACTTTTTAGAGAATAATTTATTATATCTCCTGCCTTAACATCTATTAATTCAGAGTGATATTGATATTCACTATTTACAATTCCCGTAGTATATAGATAATATCCAGGAGATAAAGTCTTATTTGTTAAAATATCTTCCTGATATTCAATATCTTCAAACACTCCTAACTCATTTATTTTATCAGATAAAATATTATTATTTTCATCAATTGCAGTAGCTAAAGTACCCCACGACTGTTCTTTATCTTTTGCTATATCAAATATCTTTTCCATAATATCATTCGTTTTTAATTAATGTTTCATTTGAAATTAAAGTTGAGTTGCTTAACATTGTCAAGTAACTGGAGATAACAAGGTTTATCTTTTGAGGAGATTTGACTACCTTTCCCGTAATCTCGTAAACGCCATTATCACCATATATGGATATGTCGCTGATAGCATTGCACGACACCTCCATTAGCTTATCAGAGGTATTTGGCAACGTTACAGTGATGGTAACCATGCTATCTACAGAGATATATTCTCCGGGATTAACAGAATAGGAAATGGAAGAATAAGGTAGATTACTCTTCACTATCGGTCTGAACTCCACCATATCCGGATACAGCGTACCCAGCTTATGCTTCTTCAACTGGCGCTCTATCAAGAACTCGGACATACTATAAGGGAAGGACATGAGAGAGTAGATAGCTCCGTTGAAGAAACGAGAATCATTATCTCGAATCGTGCCTAACCACATATCAGTTCCATCTTCTGCTGCACCTGCTGTTATAGATTGCCCGCAATAAGAGTATTTAGATAAATAAGATATACTTCTAGTAGAAATAAAATTTAGACCAGAAGTAGCTTGACCAAAACTATAAACGCTATTTCCGGCAGTTTCCACAAATGCCCCCGGATTATTCTTTGACGATATAGCTCCAATATTAGCAAATATTTCTCTATCGGTTACTACCGTATAATCCTTGTAAACAGGCATCCCTGTCACCTTACCGAAGTCATTGATACCGTCAAGGCATAGACCACCTGCGTGGGAAGGAATTTGGGTGATGGTAACACTATTACCCATACCCGGATTACCAAAACCACAAAATCGACCAGATCCACTATACAAAGTGTTATGTGAAGCTGGTAATATATTCACCCCATCTACAATTTTAACTGATTTAGGCGACCCAGTTTCATCAATATAGCTATAATCAATATCAGCTCCTGTTTTAATAACCTTAAACGAAGGAATGTCTGGATATTCTTTACTCCCTACGCTATAATACAGTAGCATAATATGACTTATAGCATTTTTACAATCTATCTTACTACTCGTTATAGTTGAATTACTACTGTTCCATATACTAGAATCGAGAAAATCAACCTCATACTTCCCAATACCTGAATCCCCCTTCCAAGCAACATTGTTCAACTGAATATCCCTACCGTTACCGGAAAAGTCAATCAGCTTGTCGCCAAACTCTGCGTGGTTATCGTTGGTGATTCCCTGTTTCTTGACATCACACAGTATATCAGGTTTAAGTGTTCTATCCAAGTTGAAGTAGGCGATTACCTGGTTGATTTGGTCGGTAGTCAGTACCTTGTTGGCGATGATTGTCCAGTACCAAGCTACTTGACTAGTTTCAATTATGCTGTCATTACTAATATATCCAACTACACTAAATTTTGAGGACAAATTAGTATTACTAGAGGCAGAGGCAGTATAATCTGCTTTATCTCCTAATATATTATTTATTACATTAATAGTAGAACCTTGAATATTGTCTTTATACCATCCGTATATTCCAGTCTTATCTGTTAGACTAATTGCATTTCTACCTACAACACTTCCAGAAGTTCTAATATTATTTGTAGTAATAAAGTTACTAGGTTTATCTATCTGATGAATCATACTAACAACAGTAACCTCATCAGTAATACCCATCTCCTGTGCGGTTTTGGTGGAAGTAATCAGGTCTTCAACTCCATCGGTGAAGAATGCACCTTCGAAAGAGGGGATTTGCTCTATTCTTATATTATTCCAATCATAACTACTTCCTACGTTAAATCCTACACTAACACGATTATTATTAATCTTAGATTCTGGTAAATGATAAATACCATCTTTTGGTATAGTATATGCAATAGGCAAATTAGCTGTTTCATCTGAAATATAAAAGTATAAGATTTTTCCTCCTTTTGGAATACCTGAAACTTTTATATTCATTTCATTTATCTTACTTTCACTAGAGTGCTTATATATAAACCAAGTAGAATTAAAATTTCCATTAGTAGTAATTACGTTATCAGTAACTTTTATATTTGGATATATTCTCCAACTAGTAAAATCTTCTTTATACTCCCCAAACCCGCTATTGAGCTTGAAAGCTGCATTACTTATGATGAACGGATTACTAGCATCAACCAGATTCTTAACTATAGAACGGTCAGCATCATCATTGGATTTACCATAAGCAGAAGCAACAACACGTAATGAATCTAATACGTCTTTTTCAATGTAGGGCTTACTAGTAGCCCTACAGTATTGATTTGGTATACCAAAATCAATACCAATGCCTATACCTTTAGCCCCACCAATCATTGTATATAACCTATAAATATTCTATAATTTGAAAGCATATCATCTGTAACAACAATGTTGTTTAATGCAATAGGATTCCAAACGCAAGTTAACAGAGGCAAAGCTAAATTTTCTTTCTTACTCTGATATGTAGGTAGACCATCTACAATAATCACATTGCTAGCATCCTCTGATTTCGGATATAAGAAAACATAGTAAGGTTTTATATCAATAAATGTTTCTACCTTTTCTAATTCTATAATGTTGTTTATGATATTCGTGTACATAGTTATTCCTCCTTTTTATTATTGTTATTATTATCTTGTCCTGAATAGGCACTTATATCCAAGTTTACACTTGTCTATTTTGACGTTTCATCGAACCACTACTTCTTAGGTGACTTTCGCCACGTTCGTCCATAGTTGGATTCTCACCGTCCAATCCCCTGTGTGCCACAGGTTGGGTTAATAAATTCTGTTCTTGTAGTCCGAACCGTTTTATGTTCTGTGCTGCAAGTAAGTCTCTGTCATTTACTGCTCCACACTTGGGGAAAGTCCATGTACGGTCAGAGAGCTTTAACTGTCGGTTGACATATCCACATCCACACATTTTGGATGAAGGTTGGAATCTTCCGATACGAATCAAGGTCTTACCATACCATTCACACTTGTATTCAAGCATGGAAAAGAAAGTAGACCAACCAACGGAACCTATTGAACGGGCTAAGCGATGGTTCTTCATCATGCCCTTAACGTTCAAGTCCTCTATAATAATCGCTTGGTTTTCACGAACGAGTTTAGTACTAATCTTGTGAAGATAGTCCGTCCGTTGATTGGTTACTTTCTCATATTGTTTTGCTAGCCGCTTTCTAAGTTTTTCACGTCTGTTCCCTCCTTTTTTAGCCTTGCTGAAACGTCTTTGCAGTTGTTTTAGCTTAGCTGTTGATTTCTCCAAGTATTTTGGATTCTTATACACATCACCATTGGAACATACAGCAAAGTCTTTAAGACCCACATCAATCCCAATAGTCCCGTCATAGGTTATGTCCTCCTTTGCAGGAAGCTCTTTCCCATTATCTACCAAAACGCTGATATAATACTTGCCGGTAGGAGTCTTTGATACTACAACCGAAGTCACTCTCCCCTCAAATGTACGGTTAGATGCAAACTTCACCCATCCTATCTTAGGGAGTTTCACTTTATTGTTATCCAAGTCAACTACTACTGAATTGATAGCCTTATACGATTGCCTATTATCGTGCTTGGATTTGAATTTAGGGAACCCTTTCTTTTCCCTAAAGAATCTTGTGAAAGCAGAATCGAGATTACGAATAGACTGTTGAAGGCATTCATTGGATGCCTCTTTCAACCACTCCATCCCTTCTTCCTTTTTTAAGTCGGTAAGCATCTTACACAGGTCAATGTAATTTATCCGCTTATTTTCTGTCTGATAAGCTTCAATGCGTTTATTTAAAGCCCAATTATACACATACCTTACACACCCAAAAGACTTCGCAAAGAAAATCTTTTGTTCCTTAGTGGGATGCAATCTGTATTTGTAGGCTCGTAACATAACTATTTCTATTAATTCAATGCAAATATAATAAATAATAAACTAAAATACAGTCGTATTAGTTCATTTAACTATTTATCTGGTATCGGGTCGTATATAAGTGCCTTGAGACATTATTAATGCCTGTTCCTGTTGATATAGTTGCTCTTCTATTTTAGCTTGCTTTTCTTTTTCAAGTCTAGCTTTCTCATCCGGTTTTGCGTCAGGGTTCATTTCACTGGCAGTTTCAACAGAAAGAAATCCTGATGTAACTCCTGTTTGTAATCTTGTTACAATATCAGTTTCAGATTGAGGTCTATATACTTTGAATTTAGCATTAATATGTAAGTTCTCGAAATCCGTAATAGCACTGGGTTGAATTCGTGAGACTACAAGTTCTTTTGCTAATCCTTGTTTGAATAGACGAACCATTTTATCCGCAACATTTTGCCATTCTATTACACCTTTTGATGCATTCTCAATATCCATTGATTGAGTAAGCATTATAGCAACACCTGATATATCTCCTGTTGTCTTTACATCTTTAGGGAGCAAGAACGTTGTACTGGAATTTTTCTGTATAGTTTCCTCCATTAACTGTAAAGTATCTATCGTTCCCTGTGGTGATGGTGGAGTTAAAAATTTAGCATCATCCGTATTTGCTTCTTGACTATATGATGTGTTTTTACTGTTTAAGATAACTGAACCTGCTATCTTCTTTCCATTGTTTTCAAAATCTCCTTTTATATATAATATTCCCCATCCATGTCTCTTTTGAATTACAAGGAAGATATTGTATAATATTTCATAAGCCTCAATAACACTTTGAGCATTTTCCCATGCGACCTTTCCTCTTTTAGTTATTAAAGGGATTTCTGTAAAACCATGAGCCTTTGGTGCTAGACGTCTCCATCCATTATCATCTACGTTAGTATTATCTCTTATCATACGATAAAAATAAGTATCATCGTATGAATCAATATATTCTACATCATCAATCTTATAGTAAACGCTTTCTAATATACGGTCTCCATTATCATCGTCATGCGGACATAAGACATATCCATCCATATAGGATAATATACGGGATTTTATTCTATTATTTTTATCGAAATAGTATAAAAGTCCTACATCACCAACTGATTTTTGAACGTCAACCATTTTGGTTTTCATTCCGTCTTGGTTTCTTAAATCCCAATACTGTTTAAAGGTAACAAAGTCAGCTCTTTGTTTTTCATCAGGATTGGCATCCATAAGAGTAAAAGACATTGGAAGTCCGCATAAATGTTGTACCTGCTTGTCTTTAATATTTTGTTGGAAAGAAACCGCCATTTTCTTATATTGAACCTCAACAAAGCCACCATTATCAAGTTTCATCGTAATAGAAGGTATGTTCTGATCGTATAAAACCTTATGGTTTTCAGGCTCTAATTCCATCAAATACTCATCTTGCGTAATAACACGTTTTTTTAATTGAGGAAGGGTAACCGAAATCATATCTGTAAATCCGGCTCTTTTCAAATAATTATTCAGTGTATTGTTACATACACACGATGTATCATAACCTCGAAAAAAAGGTTTCTTTTGTAGTATCTTTTCAGGGTTATTCAATAATTCTTGTACTTGTTCTGAAATTTCACTCATTGTCTTTTTCTACTAGGTTATATTTTTTCATTAAATCTTCTTTTGTGGGAATATATAACTCATGTGAACAGTATTCACATACAGCATTATACTTTTGTTCTACAATGATATATTGTTGCCCTCCCTCTTCTGATACCTTAAACTTATCATTAAGTTTACTGCGGATTTCAATTTCTGCTTTAACACCATCTTTAGCAGACATATCACCACTTTTAACAAGATCGTTAACCTTTTGGAGCATTGCTATCAATTTAGCTTTATTCTCCTCAAAAGTAATATCTTGGATCAATTCATCATTGTTAATTTCATTCTTCTTGATTTGCTTAACTTTCTCTTCTTCTTTAAAGTTACTAGCAATATACATTTTCAAGAAATCAATTTTTTTGCTTGTGTCATACTTTTTAATACTATTTTCGTCAGCATCCTTATCGAAAATAGATTTATAAGCTACAACAGAGCTGCAATATTCAAAGAATAAGATAACATACGATATGTCTCTTACCGTCACTTCATGCTTCATCTTAGAAGCATCCTTGATTGTTTTTTCTATATCTTTAACTGTCATTACGCCCAAAAACTATCGTTATAAATTTCAAGATTTGTCTCTCCGGTTTTTCTATCGTTTCTTTTGATAGAAGTTTTTTCTAACTCATCTCCCATTTGATATTGGAGAACGGGTAAAAACCTCATAGCTATTGGGTCTAATACGTCCATTGAACGTCCTCGACCAAGCATTTGGTTCATTTCTTTTTTAGTAGCTAACCGTTTCCTTCCTGTCCCTTGTTCATTAAAACGTACTACAGAACATTCCTCTACAAATTCGTCAAAGATGGTAATTTCATCTTTCATTTTTTCATGGGTGTACATTTTGGAAGCGACCTTATCGCTAAAAGATATTCCTTTTTCGTTTACATGGTAAACAACTCTATCATAGCATTCATCTTTTAATGTACAGAAAGCTCTGAAATAGACACCTCTCGTTTTACTGTATGATATAAATGGTATAGCATCTGGTATATAATCGTTGATATAAGCACCATTATTACCATCAAATATAATATGAGTGTCCGGGATATTATATCTAGCAGCTAAAATTTGTAGTGTATTCGCATTTTGTTGTGGCGTTGAATGTCCCAATACTACAATATCTATAATGTGAAATCCATCCCATACCAATGCAACGAAATTATCTTTTCCCGTATCTGCTAAGTCAGCAGTGATCCATCTATCTCCATTAATTTGTGGATCTGCCAATTTTATTTCACGAGCTTTATGGAATGGGATAGGAGCTTCGGAATCATCATCTGTGTCAATATTCCAACAACCTTGTAAGTTAGCAGCAGATTGCTTTTCACCCATTGCTGCCACGCTTGCAATATAGCCCGGATTTTTTGATAAAAGTTCCTTGTTCATATCCAAAGAACCTCCATAAAACGTAGTAGATTTTATTAAATCCTTATAAGTAAAAAACTCACCTCTTTCATTCAGCTTTTTTAAAACAGCGTTTATCTTTGGAGCGCATTGACTATACACCTCCTCTTTAGTTGCACCAAAAATAACATCTTCAATTTTTTCCCCATTGATATAGAAATATCTCACCACACCATCTCTTTCAGGGATAGGAAACCCTGTTATAGGATTGATATACCAATCAAGCCATTTCCTTAACCAATGATTTTTTTTAGGATTACAAGTAATACGAACTTTCCCATTCCATTTCCCTGCACCACGGTTACGTGAAAAAGCAAGCCTAATAGTACTCCACTCAAATCCTGTGCCTTCGTCAAAATAAATTACCGAATATTGCCATCCGCGTATGCGTTCCAATACCTTATCGGGAGTTTGGTCGCTCATGTGAGTAAAGTCTATAAAAGCTCCGCTGGGGAATGTAGCACGGGGATTTTCTGATAATTTTACATTTACTAAATTCCCATAAATCCTTTGTATTTCATCTGTACCAGAGCCTCCGCTTTTTGTATCTTGTATATTTTTACGAATATAAACCATTCGGAAGTCAGGGTCTAGTACTGGTTCTGCTGCCATCAATAAGGCGGCAAAGGATTTCCCAATTCCCATCGCAGCTCCACCTACAACAAAATCAACATTGCTCCTGACGAATTTTTCTTGAAAATAAGGTTGATATGTTACTATATTTTCAATTCCTTGTGATTTATATTTTTCTTTATCAATCATTTATACTAATTTTAAAACTCAAAAGCCCTTCATACGCAGCTTTATTTATTTCACCTTTTTTATAGTATTCTTCTGCTAACTCCTTAATATGCCGTTCTTTTTCTTGCTTATAAGCTAAAAAAGCCTCTTCTTTGGTATTAAAAGTTCCTAAATGAATAAGTTTATTTCGTTCGCTTAATCTCACTCTAAATTTATTTTCGCAACTTGAAACTCCTATTGGCAAAGCACCTCTTAACGCATTGCTTTGTGTTGTTATAGAACTAATTTTAGGTGGAAGAAAGCAACAGGTTTCAGGAGAATAAATCTTATTCCCCTTAACTCTTACATCTTTATCTAAAAAATATCCTTTTATATATCCATTATTGGGATCGTCAAACCATTTTTTAAAATTAGAAAAATAAAGCCATTCTTCGCAAACTGTACAATCTTGATAAGTAGGATGCTCATTTTTCCATTCTTTATTATAGCATCTACGAAGCATCTGGAACCAAGTTTTATAAGCCTCATCACTTTCTTTTATAAAACCTTCATAATCATTGATTCCTATACCATATATATATTTTCTTTGATTAGATTTCCTCTTGTTATCACATTTTCTGCATCCACAGCCTGATATATGACTATTAGGAGTCGTCCAATATTCGCCATGTTCAGGACAAATAATACAAATTTTAGTTTTGCAGTCTATGTAATTCACTTTAGAGTAATCGTATTTTCCTTTATGTATTCTTGTAGCATTTTCAATGAAATAACTTTGATCGGAATACACCTTAGAACATTTAGGACAACCGCATGATTTATTTACATGAGTTCTTGGTAGTTGCCAGAATGATCCATGTTCATAACATACTATCTCCACCTTTGTATTATTGTTTACATATACAACTCTGGAGTAATCATATTTATTCCCATGAACCATAATTGCTTCTTTAATAAATTCTTCTTTAGTCTTTTTTCTAGGCATAATATTATTTTTTTGTTGGCATGGTTAATATTCAAATAATGGGAAGTGTCATGCCTAAACCACTTATCGCAGGTTAATTACTCCTGCTATCCCATTATTCAATGCAAATATATACATTTATCTGCAAAAATACTATTCTAAATCTTCTTCTTTTTTTATATTAGAAAAACTTAGTACACCGGTGTACTAAATAGTTCCCTTATTTCATGGGATAACTTAGTTTATTCCTTTATTTTGTGTGCAAATTATTAACATAACTTAGAGGAACTATGAAGTTTACAAAAGAACAAGCCGTTGAACAACTCAAAGGCTTACTGACAGAAGGTGGGAAAACCCTGCATTTGTCAGACAGAACAATTAATGAGAATATAGATGACCTAATTCCATTATTGGTAAATGATGAAACTGAACTTTCTGATTTTATAAGTAAGGCATTACCTTTTGTAAAAAGGACAAATGCAAACTTTGAAAAAGAAAAGGCAGATTTTATTAAGAGCTATAAACCCACTCAATCTCAAACTACACAGCAGCAACAGTCTACAACTCCGCCTACTGATGACGATGCCTTATCACAATTACAAGCGCAGATACAGCAGTTGCAAGACAAAATAGAAAGAGAAGAAAAGGAAAAAGCTCTATCGCAAGTAAGGAAAAACTTTAAATCTGAATTGAAATCCGCTGGGATTAAGGATGATAAGTGGATTGACACTTACATTTCTAAAATTCAAATTTCGGAAGATTTAGATATAAAGGAAGAAGCGAAGTCTACATTAGAATTATACAACCTTTCCAGAGTTGATATACCTGATGGGACAACCCCTTACAAGCCTATTGGTGGTGATCCCTCTAAGAGTAAGATAAGTTGGGATGATGTTAAAAATGAAAAATAAAAAATTATAAGAATATGGTAGAAAATCTTTTAAATACGACCGCAGCCGTAATGTATGGTAGAACCATGTTACAGGGGAGCGGTATTATCGGAGGTACTAGAGAAGTCTTTGTACCGAGAGTATGCGTATTGAATGACCAAGTATTCCCTCAAACTGGTGGTATTATCAAGAATCCGTTTAAAACAGGCGGTAAGATGTACACAGGTGATTTGGTAGAATATCGTTGGAATGGTAATGGTGTCGCTAATAGTCACGAAAATGCAGAAGTGATTCTTTTGAAGGTATTTGAAGTACAAGCAACAGTTGAAGCAGAAGGCACGACTGTATTTGTAAAAAGAGATGGTTTCAGACACAAACCTTGTGTAGGTGATATTTTGATGAAAGCTCCTGAAACATTTGATGCGACAGGTACAGCCGCAACGGTAACAGCTGTTGAGGTGACGACCAATGAACAAAAAAATGTTTGGAAACTGACGCTATCCGCAGCTATTGGTGCATTAGCAGCAGATGATGTATTGGTTGAAGCTGCCGAAGCTGGTTCCGGTAAAAAGATGCTTGTTCAGAATCCGAATGCCGTTCTTCCTTGTGATTTGGATTTGAAATATAGACCTGCAACAGGTGAAGATGATGAGGAAGGAGCTACGTATATGGTTACACCTGCATTGCACGCAACAATGTACACCTATTTGATGTCTCCGATCCCTCCGGCTGTTAAAACTATTAACAAGTCAAGAATTGATGGTTGGTTTGAAATTTAAAGAAAATAAGAATTATGTCAAGATTCGATTTTAATAATAGTAGATATGCGGCTTTTTTCCGTAGCGGAGAAGGTCAGCAAATACTCCGTGATTATATTGATAATTCAGGAATGATTAATATCAATTATAATTGGTGGAGAAATCAATTTGCAGTTAATCCTGAAGTAACTCCTACCGATTCTTCTGGTAAGGCTAGCTTCATGGTTCAAGCATCTGAAAATCGTGCTGCTGGTGTTTTGGATATGCGTGCTCCATTAGGTAAGGCACATCCGTATAAAAAGGAAGGAATTTCTTTCTATACAGGAACAATCCCCGACTTTACATCAGATGCTATTGCTGAAACAGCAATGGAACGTATGTATAAGGAAAAATATTTTGCAGAATTTGGGAATGATGCTAAATTTATCAGAGAATGGACTAAAAGAGTCCAAGACTTGATTGATGCTAAAGACCAAACTGCAAATTATATGTGCGCTCAACTTCAGACAGAAGGTTATGTTAAGTATGATATTGGTCGAGGTATCAAAGGCATTAAACAAAAAGCCGCTATTCCAGAAGAAAACTTTGTAAAGGCAGGAGAAAAAGTGTGGACTGCTCCCGATGCTAAATTATTCTCTCAAATGGCAATTATTGAAGATGGATTTAGACAAAGAACAGGATTTACTGGTGCGATGAAATGGCTTATCCCAAAGAAAATGTACAGTGATGTATTTCTGCATAATGCGGAAGTCAAACAGTGGATAAACTATTTGCGTAATTTGAACACAAATAGCCCAATGGAAGCCCCAGATATTCCTGTTGTTCTGAAAAAACAATTCGATGATGCTGTTGCAGCATTTGATGGTCTTTCTCCTATCGAAATTGTAGTAGAGGAAGAAAAGAATAAGGATTGGAAAGGTGATACTACTGTTAATGGTTGGGCTGCAAACGTTGCTGTACTTCGTCCAGTCGGATATGCAGGTCTTATTATGCATACAACTAGTTTAGACCAAGAGATGGCTAATATGGCGGGTAATAACGTTGTGTCACAGGCTTTTGCTCCAATTGATGGATTCTCGCTTATCCATAATGCTGAAATGGTAGATGGTGAATATAAGTCATGGAATACTCGTTTGATTACGTCATTTATTCCTGCTTTAACAGAGTTCCCGGAACATATTATTGTTGATACAGCAACAGCAGATTCTTAATATGGCTCAAATTGATATTATACACTATCTTGAAGGTTTGACTGCCTTTGTCTTTGACAAGGCAGTCCTTACCCGTATTGCAGTAGATAGAGACGTTATAGATATTGCAGATACCAAACAGCTTACACAACAGCAAAAAGATTTGCTATTGGCTGATTTGCTTTATGTTATTTTTACCGCTCCCAATTACACTGCTAGTCTGACGAACCAACATGGAGCTTATACTCAAACGATTGGTAGCCAACGATACGATTCTAAAAAAGATGTATATAATATTATGATAGGTCTGTATAAGAAATGGGACGATCCAAAGGCTGAATTATTAGGTGGTAGTACAACAACTTGGATAAATGAGTACGACTGATGATTATAGATAGGGACATAATGCAAGAATATCCTTTTGATGGAGTATTTTACACTTATGGGATTGATGGAAGCAAACCTGCCGATCAACAGGTAGAAGAAGAGATTATAGTCTTGGAAACTAAATGTGATATACAAGGGGCGCAGAAAGAAGATTCAGGTGTAATATCAAACGCATACAATGTGTATTTCCCTTTTGATAAATCAGTAGGTATATCAATAAAAAAAGGTCATAAATTTAGGAGCAAGATGTATGGCTTCTCTATTACTGATGCTATCGTTATTGATGTTATACCAACTCAATTAGGTGGTTGTGCAGTTTATGTAAAAGATAATACTAGTGGATAATGAGACGTGTAAGTCCATATATTGATGATTTGGCGAAGAAATTAGCTATAAAAGGTCGGAACTTAATTGAAAAGGCTTATTTAGAGGCTGACTACAATAAGAATAAGACCCAAAATCTTCACGATAGTTATGGGAGTGCAGTTTTTTATAATGGCGAACTTTATCCAAATAGTAAAATGTATTTTAGTAAAGCTGCAACAACTTCTAAATACGATCCATATCAACAAGAGGCAATTACAGGTAGACAGGCTATCTCTGATTTTTTCGATGATTATAAGCCAAAAGATAAGGGAATGCAGCTTGTAGTTGCAGTAGCCATATTTTATGGTGGAATATTAGAATTAGGCGGAGGTAATTTACGTAGGAAATATAAAGTTATATCTATGATTGGAGATGACATTAGAGCATTGGCACAAGAAGTAGGTAAAGCTAAAGTTTCTATAATTCAAAACGGGAAAGTAAATGGATAAGAATTTATTAAATATATCAACTATTGAAACCTTTTTCAATGAATTATTGGATGAAAAAGTATCTTCTAATACTTTCTTTACAACTGTCCCTACAAATATTGATACTACTTGGTCTGACCTTGTTGTGATTGACTGTGCTAATTCTATCCAAGATTTGAATGCCTATGGTGTAGGAACTGTATTAGTTTGGTTATATGCAAAGCCATTCAGCAATGGACGTAAGAATGTTGCTGTAATGTCTAAACTCGAAAAAGCTCTAAATGAAGCTTTAGAAAACAATAAAAATGCGTCTTATGCAGTTAGCAAAAAAGGCACATTTGCTGATTTTGATAGTGATGCTAAGATGCATTGTAATATAGTAGAAATTCAATTATTAATCGTTTAAAAATAAAAAATTATGGCATTAACAGTTACAGAGACTAGAAAAAATAACGCTAACTCCATTATCTACAATCCCAAGTTTTTATATGTAACACCGTATGTAGATGGCGCACCTGGTACAAAAACTTGGCAATGTATGGATATTATTCGTGATTCAACTACTATCACACAAGAGGATAATACTGAAAATCCTATTGAAAATGAATTATCTTCAACTCCAATCATTAACAACATTCAAGCAGGTAACTATACGTTTACTACTGAAATTGGAGATTTGCAGGCAGAACTCTTAAAAGATTTGCTAGGATTCACCATTGGTGCAGGTAAGAACGCCTATGCGCCTGATGGCTATGTAGAGAAATTTGCTCGTATCGACATGGTATTTCAAAATGGCAGTAAATATACCGCTGTTGTATTGCCGAAATTGCAATTGAGTCCGACAATTACTCTTGATTCAATGAGTACTTCTATCGGTCGTATTGCTCTTGGCGGATCAGCGCAGGCTGTTCAGTTCAAATATGGGACAGATACTGCAACATTGACTCCTTTGGCTATGATTTATAATTATACCGTTCCGCCTACAGATATGTCATTAGATGGCACGGGGGGAGCGTAAGGGAATCAGTGTCTCCGGCTAATTCCCTAGAAAGTTCAATCGGAGAAACAAGGGTAGCTTCTAATGGAGTTACATCTAAAAAGAAAAATACAATTCTTTAATAAAAGGGAGGGAGGTTACTCCTTCCCTTATTTTTTAAAAAGATATGGCAAATAGTAAACCAATATATAAAACGATAAAAGATCCTGTTTCTGATGAAGCTATGGAACGTCTTGTACAGATTATGACTGACAGCCCTAGCCTTTTAAAATTAAAAGATACAGAATGGGAAATTACAGCATTGAAACCCGGTATAATGTGGCTGATAGCTAAAGAAGCCGCACAAATAAATAAAGTAGAAAAGGCGACCTTTAGTGATGTATTACAAGGTCTTTCTATCAATATGCCATCTGTCTGTCGTATTCTTACACTTGCTTTGTTGAATAATAAAAACCATATTAAAAGTGGCGACCCTGAATATGACAAAGTATATGATGCTTTATTTTGGGAATGCGAGGATATGAAAGACTGGGCTACTATTCTATTTGAAGTTCTTAACTTATTGTCAGTTGAGTTTTTTTTTGCGATTACAGAATTGACACAGACGTTCCGCCAAATGACACTGGAAAGAAAGACGAAGATGGAAGAACGAAAACAGTCATCGCAAGAACAAGCTACGGGGAAATGTTTGATTTTATAAAAGCTTATCCATCTGTGACTATGGAACAATACATGTGGCACATGACAGTTCCTCAAATATTGCTAGCACAATACGATACAACTCATATTGAATATTTGTCAGAAGAACAAGCTAAAAAAGACAAAGCACCAAAAATAAATTCAACCGACGACTTATTTAAAAACGATTTTGGCATACCAATTTTTAATCAAAAATAAATAACAATGGGAGCAACAGGATATGTATTAACAATACCTGATGAGGTATTAAAGAAACTAGAATTAGCAGATACTAAAATAAATGCTATAGCTGAAAGTAGCGAAAAAACAGCAAACAGGTTCAATCAAGCATTTTCGAGCATGGCTTTATCTGTTGACCCATTGATAAAACGGCTTGATGCATTAAAAAATATAGGTAAATTAGATTTAGGGTCAGGGTTAAAAAAATACACGAGTGATTCGGAAAAGGCTGCTGCTGGAATAGCCGAAGTTGCGAATAAGCTGAATCAATTAAAATATATATCTTCTCAATCATCGTCTGCCAATAATTCTGTTTTGGCATGGCAAGGTATTAATGAGAATTTAAAGATACAACAACAGCGGTTAGATGCAATAAATCGCTCAATCAAAGAATATGAAAATACTTTATCTCAAATACAAAGTGGTAAGGGTGGTGTATTATCAAAAGAAGATCAGTCTAATTACGCTGCAAATCTAGCCGAAGCTGAATCAATCAAACAAACAATAGCATTATATCAACAAAAACAACAAGCGATTGTAAATTACCAGTTAGAGCAAAAGAAGGTAGCTGACAATTTAGCTAAACTAAAAAGTTTAGAATCCGACTCAAAATCTTTGCCTGAACAAAGAAAACGTGAAGAATTAGAAAGATTGAATGCTTTATATAGAAGTGGTCAATCCTTACTGCAAAAACAAGCGAAGGCGGAAGATGAACTTGGTAAAGCTGCTCAAAAGGTTGCAATAGCATTAGATAAAGCTGCGAAAGCCGAAGAAAAGAAAAATAGCGCAAGAGCAAATAAGGCTAATCAAGAAGCAGCAAGAGCCGAAGAACAATACGCAAGAGCATTAAATAAAAGCGAGGTCACTATTGTTCAACGGGCAAGAAAGATTGAAGCATTAGCTAATGCACAAAGAGCCTTAAACTCTACTGGACGAGATTACTCTTCCCAATTATCTAAAATAGCATCGGAAACACAACGGCTTCAACAAGCAAACGATAATGTTGCAAAAAGTATGGAACGAGTTAAAAGATCTCAAAGTAGTGTACTCAATACTACCGATCAATTAACTAGGAAAATAGCATTATTATTTAGCGTTTCAGCTATACAGGGATATGTGGAAAAGCTAGTTTCTGTACGAGGAGAATTTGAACTACAGCAAAGAGCATTGCAAGCAATTTTGCAAAACAAAGATGAGGCAAACGCTTTATGGGAAAAAACAGTGGCATTAGCTGTTAAATCACCATTCCAAGTAAAAGAATTGGTAACTTATACAAAACAGCTAGCAGCATATAGAATAGAATCTGATAAACTATATGATACAACCAAAATGCTTGCTGACGTATCAGCAGGATTAGGCGTAGATATGGGTCGTCTTATTCTTGCATACGGACAGGTAAAGGCTGCTAACTATTTACGTGCGTCAGAAGTAAGACAATTTACAGAAGCTGGTGTCGGATTGCTTCAAGAGCTTGCCACTATGTATACAGAACTAGAGGGTCGTATGGTATCTGTTGGCGAAGTCCAAGCTAGAATAACTAAACGTATGGTTGCCTTTGGTGATGTAGAAGAAGTTTTTAAACGAATTACGTCAGCAGGAGGTATATTTTATAACATGCAAGAAATCCAAGCCGAGACATTGGCAGGTATGATTTCCAATCTTAAAGATAACTTTGATGTTATGTTTAATGAGATAGGAAAGGCTAATGATGGAGTTTTGAAAGGATTTATAAATATATTAAATACTGTAGTTGCACAATGGAGAGATTTTGCAATAGCATTAAATACCGCAGGCGCAGTTTTTGTTACATATTCTATAAAAGCTGCAATAGCAGCAGCAGCGAATAGAAAGATTGGCGTATCGGCAACCGAAGCAATGATAGCACAAGGTGGATTAGCTAAAGCTATTGGGTATACTACAAATGCTCTAATAAAATCATTTAATTTTGTAAAGGCAAACCCGTGGATTATTTTAGCTACAGCTATTGCAGGAACTATCTTCTATCTAAAAGATTTAACAGAAAGACTTGACGAAACTCGTGCTACATACGATGTTTTAAATAATCAAATAGATACTCAAAAAAACAATCTTGAATCTTTAACAAATAAAATAGAGAAGCAAGTTAAGGCACAAGAAGATGCAGAATCTTCTTTATCAAACGTAAAGAAAGGAACGCAAGAATATAAAGAAGCCGAACAAAAAGCTAATGAAGAAAGAGAAAAAACGCAGAAACTTTTAAATATACTAAAAACACAATATCCCGAAGTATACGCAAAGGTAATGCAGAATAAAGAAGGTATAAAATCATTAGCATCTGAACAAAAAAAATACAATGATGAACTTGAAAGAACGCAGACCTTAAATCGCTTAATGCAAGCAGGAACTCCTTTATTTGGAGATAGTTTTAGAGAACAAGCAGAATCTTATACACAATCTTTAGATAGACAAAAAAAAGCTATCAAAAATCTAACAGGAGATTATGATTCTTTAGTAAAAGAAATCCAATTCCTATTTAAAACGGAAAAAGAAATACCAGATTCTATTAAAACACAGGTTAATTCAATAATAAATAGTAATACGACTATTGAAGAAAAAACACAGGCTCTTTTAGCATACGCTAGATCATTGGCGACGCATACTCAAACATCAAATCGTATGCTCAATAATCTAAGGATTACAGCTGAAAAATCACTTGAAGATTTAGAAGATGCTAATGAAAATAGAGTAGTTCAAATGCAGGAGATGAACAAAAGTTATGTTTCTTTAAGAGATAACGCTCTTAAAGAAGCAAATATTACATTAGCTGAATTTAAAGCTTTATCAAAAGAGCAACAAGAAGATTTAGGAAAGAGAATGGCAACATTTATAAAATCTTCTGCCGGGGCGGAAAGCAATTTTGCACGCTTTTTTTTAAAAAATAGAATAAAACAAGATTTAGGTATTAGCATTTCTTATGACGAAAAGGAAGTCGAGAAAGAAATGACCGACCTGCAAAAAAAACTATCTGAATATGTAAATGAATATAATAATAAGCCTGAAATAAAAGGGAAAAACGCTTTAAAATTACCAATTGTTACAGCAGAAACAGATGTAGAAGAATATAGAGATAAAATTTTTGCAGCTGGTAAAGCCTTAATTGAAGCAGCGCAGGAAAATGCCAATTCAGTTGAGAATCTTGCACCTCATATAGACAAGAATCAAAAAGTCGCAATTCAGTTAGCAAAATCAGCTGGGGAGGCTCAACAAGCTCTAGCTAAACTTTTTGGATATACGGATAAGAAAGGCGAAAAAGCCGGAGAGACAGCCTATGAACGTAAGATAAAGGCTCAATTAGACTTATTGAAAAAAATGCAATCTCAATATGAGAAGCTAAGACAGACAATGGGAGAAGAAGATGCTACAAGCACTATAACTTCATCTTTTGGAACAGCTTATCAAAAATTATTCAATAAGCCATTAAAACTAAAATTTGATAAGGCTTCGATAGCTAATGAGATGGAGTCCATTTCTAATACTATTAGTGGTAAATCAGCGGAAGCATTAAAGAGAAGTTGGCAAAATACCATTGGTGAATTACGTTCAGAAATTACAGTTTCAGCGACTCTTGATAATATCAGTGAATTTGAACGTCAAATGGACTCAATGTTTAATAGCTATCAACTGTATATCGAATTGGAGGCTAAAGGTGTTCCTAAAGATCTGATTCAAAATCTGTTTGGCATTGATGTAACTACGTTGGACGATATAGCTAGAGCGTTAGAGGAAAAATATCCCGATGTTACAAAATTAGGAGAAAAAGAACTTGATTCTTATTTCAAGATACAGAAAAAAATAACTGATAATCAAAAGAACGAACTTAAAAGACGTTCTGATTTATTGTATAATTATTTAGAACAATCTGTAGACAAGGTTAAACAAGTACAAAATTCAGGAGCACTGGAAATCAGCCTTGCCACTGATTTCTTTAATAAAGGAAGCTTGAATGCCGAACAATATGCGACAGTCGTTAAAAATGTCACAGAGAAAGTAAATAAGGAAGTTAGCAAGATTAATACAGATAAGTTCAAAGAAACTCCTGAATATATTCAAGCTATGGGGGACTTATCCGCTTATTCTGCTTCTCAATTAGAAGTAATGATAGCTAGAATGCAGGAGCTTATAAACTCTTCTGCCGGAAATCTAAATGCATCAGATTTGAAAGTATATACAGATTTGATAGATAAGATACAAGACAGATTAAAACAGATTAAATCTCCGTTTAGTAAAAATGCTTTTGCAGAATTTAGAGAACTAAAAAGACTACAAGCGGAATTTAATGCAGAAACAGAAAGATATAATCAACTGTTGAGAGAACAGAAAATTGCTAAAGATAGACTTGAAAGCGCAAAAACAGAAGCCGAACAAGCTAGAGGTAGAATTGGAATAGATGCGTCCGCAAAAGATGACCTTATAGCAGCTACAGAGAGTTTGCAAGATGCTAATAGTGCTTTAAATAATTCTAATGATAAATTGAACATTTCACAAGGTAAACTGTCTAACATATCCGGTAAAATGGGACAGATACAGGGCGGAATGAGTTCAGCCATGTCAATGATTGACAGGATAGTTACTGGTATTTACCAATCTATTGAAGCGACCATTGATATAATGAATCAATTTAAAGAACTTCAAGAATCACAAGGCGTTGATACGTCCAAAGGAGGATGGAGAGAAGCTGCACAAGCAGGAGAATTATTGGGTAATGTAAATAATAAAGTGATGTCCTCTTGGAACAATTTCAAGAGTGGCAATATTGCCGGAGCAGTAGCCGATGCGGTTGGCTCTATAACATCTATTTTCACAACATTAAATAAGCAACATGATGCTAGAAGAGAGCAAACCATTCAAGAGGAAATAAAGCAAGTAGAAAAGCTTCAAAAGGCTTATCAAAGATTAGGTGATGCAATAGAAAATGCATATACTATTGATACTCTGAATATGAGTACTGAAAATGCTCAACGTAATATTCAAGACCAAATCAAGAGTTACCAAAATATGATAGCTGCCGAAGAAGATAAGAAAGATACAGATTGGGATAGAATAGATGAATGGAAAGAAGCTATAATTGATTTGCAAGAACAGGCAGATCAACTTAGGAGTCAGAAACTTAATGAATTAGGAGGTTTTGGTAGCGGAGCAGACATGAAATCTTCCGCAGAAGAATTTGCATCTGCTTGGCTAGAAGCCTATAAAGAAACAGGCGATGGATTAACAGCTTTAGAAGATAAATGGGATGAATATATCAATAATGTAATTATGAAACAGTTGGCTCTAAGAGGAATAGAAAAATTCTTAGAACCGATAATGAAGAATTTAGATAATATGATTGGTTCTGATTCATATTTATCTAATGATGAATTAGAAGCGTTGCAGAAACAAATTGATGAAACGATGCCTGCTTTAAATGAGTATTTCAAAACAATAGCAGAGAATTTCGGTGTACCAATTACTGGTGGAGAGGACAATGGATCTACTCTTAATCAAGGGATCACTGGTGTGACGGAAGAAACCGCTAATGTTATTGAAGCTTATCTTAATTCAATGAGATATTTTGTCGCAGACACCAATATGGTTATCAACAATTTCTTTGCTGCATTTACTAGCTTAGACCCATTGCAGAACCCAATGTACAGTGAGCTTGCAAATCAAACTAAACTTTTGAGAAGCATAGATGATAGATTGGCAAGTGTTATTACATACAGTGGCGATCATCCTAATGGGGGCGCATCAATAAAGGTACTAACATGATATTGTTTTCAGGAAAGAGTAGCCGGATTAATTTCCGGCTTTCTTATATCCCAATGATGTTAGTAATTTTCGTATGCCTTCTATTCCTTTTTGATATACAATAGTCTTAAAGTTTATACATATATCTCCATTAGGTTTGGTAAATTGAGTTTCTATAACTCTAAACCAACATGAATCTACATAACGCTGCATCGGCTGATTATTCCCTTGAAGAATTTTATTATCTCTTAAAATTTCAAAAATTTTATTTCTTCCAATCCCCATATTAAGAACTTTTGCCACAGTAGCCATATCACAGGCGTCTTTACTATCAGTTACTTGGTCAAAGAACTCTTCTTTTGGTTTCATTTCTTCAATACGAGCTTGCTGTTTTTCCAATTGTTCTGCTTGTTCAGCAGCTAATCTTAGAGCTTCGGCAAATGTTTTCGGCAAAACCAGATTGTTTATAGCCTTATGAAATACTTGTCGATATACTTCAAATACAGGTCTTACTTTACGAGCTATAAAGAACTCTAAACAAGAAACGGATAATTTGTAATCTACCTTGTTATTCCCACCCCATGAATTTTCTAAATCTTGCTGCGCATCTTTGCGCACCGACTGATAATCAACTCCTTCTATGAATTGGTCATTTGATGTTAATGCTCTTACAGCTTCTTGTTTCCTTCCATAAACAAGCATCCAAACATCATCAAGATTGACGGGAAACTCATTGTTAGATTGAGATAATTCAAGTACTGCATTAAAGTACGTTTTCAATTCCTCATTAGAACTTTCTTTTGATAAGATGATATTGTTCATAATAGTATAAAAAGAATGTTCCGAAAAGAGCCACAACACATCTTTCCGGAACACTCCGCTAATAAATTAGCAATTTCTTCTTGTCAGTTGTGGTTGACGCTGCAAATATACTACAAATTTTCTCTATTCCAAAACTTATCTAAGTCTTTTGGTAGAATTGGTTCTATTTTTTTCAGTAAATCTTCATAAATAGAAGTATATACCTTGTGAAATTTCAATCCATTCTTTATTTTAGCACACAACTTCTTTATTCCTCTAGGTTGTCGAGGATATATTTTACTGATTGTTAGTGGAGACATTTCCAACTTATAATGTAATATATAAAAAAGAAAAGCTCTAGCTGATATTACATCTTCTGTTCTTTCTTTATTTATAATCTGTTGTCCTGTTACTCCAAAATGTGAACAGATGATTTTCTCAATCTCTTCTATTTTATTTTCTACATCAATGTCTAATTTCATAGTGTACTATTATGGACACAAATGTACTAATTAGTACACTATTATCCAAATATATTCGGTAATATTTAATAATACGTTGATAAATAACATAATACAAGCACTAAAATACTGTATAGTATATCTTGTAGATAGTTTATAGATTAATTCCGTGATTCTAATGGTGGAATCTATAACTATTAAAAAGTAATATTTATGTCAGAAAATCGAACAGTGGTTTACACACCTGATGCAGGGAGTGGAAGCGGAAGTGGAATGATGGCTATGCTTGCTCCACTTTTGCAACAGAAGGGTATTGATCCTAACTTGTTAATGGCTTTGAATAGCAAAGGAAATGGAAACGGTTTTGGTGGAGATGGCTCATGGTTCTTATGGATTATCTTCTTGTTCTTCCTTTTCCCTCTTTTCGGTCGTAATGGTTGGGGTAATAATGGTTGTAACGATGGTGGAAATGGTGGCGGATATGGTGTCGCTGGTATTCCAAATTTGATTAACAATGATGCAGGAAGGGAATTACTAATGAGTGCTATTCAAGGAAATGGTCAGGCTATTAACACTTTAGCTACCAATTTGAATTGTTCGGTTGGACAAATTCAACAGTCTATTAATGGCGTTATGACACAAATTCAAGGTGTTGGTAATCAAGTGGGTATGTCAAGCCAACAAATTATCAATAGCATTCAATCTGGAAATTGTCAGATTGCACAGGCTATTGCAGATTGTTGCTGCAAGACACAGAATGCTATTACTACGCAAGGTTATGAAAATCAGTTGTCTATTTGCAATCAGACCAATACATTGGTTAACACTGCAAATCAGAACACTTTGGCTTTACGTGATGGAGCAACTGCTAATACGCAAGCTATCTTGTCTAAATTGGATGCTATGCAGAATCAGAATTTGCTTGATAAAATTGACAAGCTTCGTGAAGATAAGAGTACTTTGCTTGCTCAAATTTCTAACGATGCACAGACAAGAAATATTCAAGCTTTCCAAGCTCAAACTATTGCGCCTGTAAATGCTGCTCTTAGTGATTTAAGTGCTCGATTGGCTAAAATTGAATGCCGTCAACCGGAAACGGTAACAATTCCTTACATTCCGGCGATGGGTAGTATGATTCCAGTTAATTATAGCGTGCCTGTAAATGTGAATGCGACACCTTATAGTAACTGTGGTTGCTAAGAAAGGAGGTATCTATGTATGGTAATCCTTTAAATCCTTTTAGTCCATATTGGTGGACGGGTGGTCTCGGTTCAGCTATTCCGACAAGACAACGTTCTTGTTTGAAACAACTTTGTATATTTGAGTTGCCGACAACAAACGTAGCCTTATCAGAGACGAGTGTAGACTATGGGATTGATAAATGTCTGTATAATCAGCTTCCTTGTGAATGTTATGTAACTGTGCAAGTTAACCAAGCAGTTCCAACAGGTGGTGAAGCACTGCCTGTAACGATTGCTATTCCAACGTCCAATAATAGTACAAATGTAGGAAGTTCTTCTTCTAATAATGGTGAAAGTAAGGTAAATGTTATAGACCATAACAGCTCAAATGTTATTGGTTCTGATATAACAAACTCAAAAGAAGTATTTGCTTTTATCAATAAAAGAGAAGGGATTATACGTTTTGTCAATTTTCAGACAGGTGGAACAACCCCTGCACCTATATCAGTAACAAGTAAGTGAATCTATAGACGGGGGTAAAATCCCGTCTATGTAAAACAAATTAAAAAGTTTATTATATGTTTTCATCAAGTAGACAAGGTGGTTTTATATATGTTCTTTCTAAAGGAGAAAGACCAACAGTTAAGATAGGACAGATTGAATCTGTAAGTTCACCTGTCCCTAAATATCCTACTTATAATCCGTCAGTACCTTATAGTCCTCAACCAGAAATGCTTATTGACATTAAGGTAAGATGTGGCGAGGAAGTTTTAGACTTTCAAAAATTACCAGCAAATGGTGAAATGTTTGCTTATCCAAATGTGATTGTTTCCGAAAAGAAAGAGGCTATCATTTCGGAAGTTGAAGCAATGATGCAAACTAGTAAGCAAATTGTAGAAAGCGTTCCATATCATAAATCTGTTATAGAATCTTGTGATAGTATTTTAAAAGAACTAAATCCTCAATTTGCTAAAGAGAAGCAACAAGAAGATAGGATTAATTCATTGGAACAGGAGGTTAAATCCGTAAAAGATGGATTGGGAGATATAAAATCTCTTTTGATGGAAATGAATACATCTAATAAACCCAAAACAACAAATTCTAAATAATAATATTATGGGAATGATTGAAATAATGGAAGGCGAAAGAAAAGGTGGATTAGGAAAAGCCTTTAAGGACTTCAAAGAGAGTCTTGAATGCCTAAAAGAAGATTTCGAAACCCTTTGGGACGAAATGGAATCAATGGGAGAACGTAGCGGACAAGGCGTTTCTTATGGTGGTGGTAGTCGTGGTGGTTCTTACGGGAATAGATACGATGAATACGATGATGAAGAAATGATGGGAGAAAGACGGGGCAGACGCTCACGTTCACGCAGACGCTAGTATTAATTAGGGCACTATAATTTTTAGTGCCCTACAAACTTTTTAATTATGTATAAAGGAGCAAGTTTTGATTTGTATGATAATATACCGGAGGATATGAGAAAATATCTTCAATTCAACGGATTCAATTTCAGCGATAAAATGGCCGAGTTTGCAATATCCAAGATGAAAGATAAAGATGGTAATCCATATACGCCAGTCCCACGTGAAAAAGTAAAAGAATTGCTTACACGTTATGGCATTACCTTGGAGCTTGACAACGGTGCAAACAGTTGGTATGTCTGTAATATGTTAAAAAGCGATTATTGGGGAAGTGGAATATCAGATGAACAACATTTAGCTTTATCTATCAAAGACTATTTAGATGATAAAGATGCAAATGTAGGTTCAGAAAAACCATTTAGATATTTCTTTTCTATATGCTCTGGTAATGGGACAGTAATTCCTTGGAAAGAATGTCTCTAATCTGTTATTTCGACTTCATATTTCATTAAGGCATCATATACTTTTTTAGTAATTTTTCCTTCTTTGTAATATTTGTCCGCTAGTTCTTTGACATATTGTTCTTTAGCTGTTTTATAGGCATTAAAAGCTTCTTCCTTATCATCATAAGAACCTATAAATACCCTCTTTCTCCTTTTAGATAAACGAGCAACGTATTTATTGTTTTTAAGATTTACTCCAATTGGAGTACTACTTCTCTTATGTTTATTCAACAATAAGAGTTTGTTTATTTCTTGTGGTACAAAACAGCAAGTATCGGGTGAATACATTTTATTCCCTTTGATAAGAATGTCTTTGTCTATTTCGTATCCTTCTTTATAGCCATTGATAGGGTCGTCAAACCACTTCTTGAAGTTAGATAAATAAAGCCATTCTTCACAAACTGTACAATCTATATAAGATTGATTTTTTGTTTTCCATTTTTCATCGTAAATCCTTCTAATAATCTGAATCCAATGAGAATAGCAATCTGTACCATGAGCTAAATCAAGGTCATTAATGGCTACATTTTTAATCCTTGATTTATTGTAGTCATTAGCACATAGTTTGCATTTGTGACCCTTTAGATGGTCTAAAGGATACTGATAATAATCGCCATGCTTTTTGCAAGTTATTATTACTTTAGTTCTTTTGTTTATATAAACAGTTTTAGAATAATCATACTCGTCACCATGAACTGAAATGGCTTTTGAGATAAATTCATCAGTTGTTAATTTCTTCATGTTATAAAAGGGAGACGCCCGCCTAAATGTGCATCTCAACTCACAAATAGACAGGCGTCATGTTTTAGAGGGTGATGTCTTTAATTGAGATGCTGACAACAATGCAAAGATACAAATAACTTTTTAAATTCAAATATTTATGGAAATAAAAACAATATATTTATCTAAATACGATTGGACTGTCACTATCTTTTATGATTATACTTGCAAATATTTTGAAGATGTAATAGAGGAATTAGAATATATCGAATGTGGAGAAGAGTCTCTTAAAAGAGCTTATAAAAATCTAACTACATGTGGATATAATAACGGACTTACATTTTCTAATCACTTAGCGCATAAAAGTGTAATTGTTATAGGTAGAACGAGCAGTGCAAAAGAGTTTGAAAAAACTTGGTCTCATGAATCAGGACACTTAGCAGACCATATATGCCTTACTTATGATATAAGCCCTCATGGTGAGGAAATACAATATTTAGGTGATTATATCATAGATAAGACATGGGATTCGGCAAAGAAATATTTATGTGATTGTTGTAGAATAAAGAAATGATAATATGAAAAACAAAGATTTCAAGAAAGCATTACAGAGTGATAAACCTATCAACTCTATGTTTGCACTTATTCCCGAAAAGCAAAAGAAGTCTTTTATGAAATTTGCTAAGCAATTTGGATTTACAGAAGAGAAAATAGAGCAACTTTTGAAGTCTGAAAAATGATAGCCTATGAAAACAAAAAGAGTAAAATATGATGCTGTCAAATTGGCAATCATACGTAAGAATTACATGATTAATGAGGCAATCAATGATTTAGTGAGAGATTTACCTCATTGTGATTTTGAGAAATTAAGATTTCAACTTACAAATGAAATTATGGAGTTGCAATCACTAAAAAGCGAAGGGGCTAAATAGCCCCTCTTCTCTAAAGTTTCAATACTTGCCGCTTTATATCATTTTTATTATAAGAAATATGCACCCAACTAAAATCCTTTTCGTCTATTAGTTGTCGGAATGGAAGTTTTAATTGTTGTGCTAATTCAAATAGTTTTTTATTTTCTTCTTTACTTCCACCTGTAATGTCAGCAGCAGCACTTCTTGTACAGAGATGTTCACTTGATAAAGCTCCCCTTACAGCTTTATTTAGTTCTTGACAGCGAAAACCACTGTTAACCACAATAGGTTTTCCGTATGCCTCTCTTAAAGGGTCTAATACATTTTCTATTAAATCCTTTAACCTTTCTTTTTGAGCATTATTAGGAGTATTATCTATTCCTTTTGCATCGGCTGTATTTGACCGACATAATTCTTCAATGCTAAAATACTTTCCCATATTAAATCTTTATTTTCGTTACGTGTATTATGGTATTTATTTACGAGTCTACACTAGGTGTATTCTCGATGGTGTCTCCACTCCACCTCTACTCACTACTTGCATATAGCTTTCGTGAGATACTTTTCTTAAAATTCCTATCGCTCCGTTAAGGTCAGCATTCAGGATTTTCCCTGTACTGCTACGGTATAGACCTCTTTTTATTCGTTTACCCAAGTAACTATCATGGTGACACATCTCTTCTCCGGCATAGTGGTCAACTTTAGAAGTATAGCTCTCTTCTGTTATGACTACTCTTATTCCCACTTCTTCGGATTTATACTGTATCATGGATATAAGCTTTTCAAATGGTACGCTTACAAAGTTCTGATTGTTTCTCTTTCCCATATTGCAGTTTTGCTTCCAGGCTTTATTGTTCCCTATTACAATAGTACCGATATGATGTTCTATACAATAGTTTACAATAAAACGTGATGCTTTATGCATATAGTCATTTACTTTACAATTTCTCTTTAATGTCAGCTTACCTATTCTATTACTCGTACCTCTGTTCCCTATATATCTCATGAGTAATGCTCTTTTCTTGTTAAAGTATTGGTTGATGGATTTCAACGGTCTGCCATTTACGATAAAACTCTTGTGATTGAGTGAATCGCATGAAGTTACAAGATTATTCAATCCTAAATCAATACTCAAATAAGAATCCGGCTCTAGTCCGATGGTTTCAATACATTCTTTTTCATATACTACTTCTATTATGTGGCAACTACATTGAGGTGTAATCCTCACTTGGCACAAGTTAGTCACCTTTGTTCTTAACGGTTGTATGTTTGCTTTCTTCGGGAAGTGGATGTATCCGCCCTTCAACTTGCATTGTTGTGAGGTGAATACGACTATGTTCCGTCCTTTCGTCTTATGCTTGTACTTTGGAAGTTTCGGTTTTCCTTTCAACTTGTCCTTGCACTTGCACAGCTTGAAGAACGACTTCCAGTTCTTGAATAGCAACTTAACTATCTGTTGACTTGTCTGTGACGGTAGAACGATATAGTCAGCCTGTTTTTCTTTAGCAAGCCTTGTAGTAACTTCATATTCAGACAACATCTTCCCATTCTGCGTAAACTCCTGACGTATCAGATAATTCACGTAGTTATACAAGTTCTTGGATAAGAAGCAAAGACTATCCAAATTCTTGTCTCCAATGATAATATATCGTTCTACTCGCTGCATACGCAAAGATAGTCAATTATGTGTTAAGTTGTATCTAAGTGCCTATTATATTTCTTCAATGCAAGTTCGCTTATATTATTATCTTTGATATATTGATTACGTCTTTTCAGAGCATCTTCTAATGTTCTAAACATGCCGACATCAATACTTTTAGCACCGTAATATACACGAACCTTATACCTTATCGGGTTTTTAAGACGAGGTATTATTCTGCGGTAGATCCATTTATGTCCTGTATTACTCATTTTTTAAACAACAATTTTAATTCTTCAACACTAGCCTTATGATAATTATCTGTATCATTATCTTTGGGTAGATACATAAATTCGATTCCTGATAATCCTCCTTCTAATTCGTTATCATGATATATACCCCAATCTCCTTTATTGTTAGTAAAGACTTGTCTGTCATCGGTATCATCTCGGAGTGCAGCAATAAAATAGAATAAGTTTTCATTTTCACCGCAATCAATATCATTTTCTTCCCTTTCTGATAAAAAACGTTTCAATTCGTCCTCTAATGAAAGATTGTAACACTCATCAGGATAACCAACGCCATGAATAGATTGGGTAGGAATACATATATTAAGCCATACGGCTCTATAGAAATAGCAGCAAGGACAAATATGATAACCAAGTTCCTTTAGTTTATCTAATATTTTCTTGTTGTTTGCTCTTAAAAAAGCTTTTTGAATAAATCCCATATCTATTTCCTCCCTGTACTACCTATTCCGTTTAAACCTCTTTCTTTTTCATTTAGCTTTTCAACTTCTACAAAGTCTATTTTAGGAGTTAACCCAATCTTCAACTGGGCTACTCTATCCCCTACTGAATATCGTTGTAAATTTGTTAATACGTGATAGAAAATAGCGCATATCTCATTAGTATAACCTTCATCCACTGTACCGACAGAGTTAGTCATAATCATCCCTGTCTTCCAAATACTGCTTCTTGGTCTTATATCAATGGATAATACATATCCGCCTTTCCGCATAGCCTTAATATAGTCTTCATCTATTTGGAAAGCTAATCCCAGTCCGTACTTATACACATTTGGTGCTATCTCTTCGCATGAAGTAGCATATAGGTCATAACAAAAATCGTCATCGTAATGTTTTACTGGAACCTTTGCATCTGGATGCGTTTTCTTAAATTTTACTTTCATCTTCTTTATCGTTTATTTGTTGAGCTTTAATAATACATTCACCAATAATGTTTGGGTTTTGATATGCGTCTACTAGATTCTTATATGCTTCTACACATTCAGGGCTATCATTATAGTTTATATCTTCCGCTTTTCTAAACACCCACTTTACAAGATTGTTTATAATATCCAATAATTCTTTCTGCTTATAATGTCTTAGAGCAATCGAATCTTCCGCAAATTTAATACATTCTTTTATTCTATTTGATATTTCGGTGATAGAAAGTTTAGTCATTGAGCGAGCAACTTCTACCAATGATGCAAAATAGGGATTTTCGACACCTTTTATTGTAGATAGATAATTCTCCAATGCCTGTTGATATTTAAGTAAAAGTGGCTTTGTGTAAAGGTCTAAACTATCGTTAAAGTCTACATAAACTGTTCCACTGGAAATGGTCAGGTTATTAACTTCCTTTTGATACCAATTTACCCTTTTCTTTGCGGCATAAAATAGTTTCTTGGTTTCTTTATCTTTATTTTTAATTGAGGGTTCGATATCCAAAACGCAACAGTTGCACATTTCATTTAGAGCCATTACCTGATAAACACTTACTAGCAATATTTGGTTAGGCTTCATTGGTACTTCCTCTGGCTCTACTTTATTTATCAATGATTTTATTTCCATAATGATTATTTTAGTTATAAGCATAGTAAGCCTTTATTCTCTGCATCTATACAGCGCATCTTTTTGCACTGAATAAACAAAGAAGTTCAGAGCCTTCAAACTCCTACACCCAATAAACGCACTTCCGTCTCTGCTGCTTCTAACCCGTAGAAGACTTTATTTATTTCGTTCATATTGTAAACGCTGATGCAGCACCTAGTTTTGACAGGCTTGGGTCTCATAGGATTTTAAACACGCAAACAATATGTCGTTATTGAGTATATCCCATTTTCAATGTTGAAGCATCGTGTTCGAGGTGTGGAGATAAGAAACCTCTTGCCGTTTAGAACAATAAAGCCGTATCAAGACTCTTCTTAACACGGCTTTTAGCTTTATTGTTCTAAATAAACCGCATTGTGGGCATATTCTCTTTAGAATATGATGAACAGCACAATGCAGTTTAATCTTATATATTGAATAGTATAAGCAATTTATGTCTGTATTAGGCTGTTCATTTCCTTGATACATCGGCAAATATCCGAATAATATTTCATACTACCAAATTTATTCGTCTCTTTTTTCATTTTCTTTATTTTCAAGAATAATAATATGGCTATGTCCTTTCCCTGCCGACCAACTATCCCCTTTAATGACTGTATAATCTTTAAGAGAGTTTTCTGCGCATTTAACAAAGTCATCGACTCCATCAAAGATTAATGGTTCTTTATTCTCTAATTTTTTCTTTGGTCTATTTAAGAACTTATAAGTTTTATCTCCAAGATAAGTTAAGACACGACCGATAAACAGTCCTATAATGAATGCCAAAAAGTTTCCTATTGTCATCATTCTACGTAAAAAGTATAACAATTATTGAAAATTTTCTTAACTAACTCCATCGAGTTTTCTCCATACCAATTTGGCACATTGTTTACAATAGCAAACATCCTTCCCCCTCCCATGTAGTATTTATTTAAGAATTCTCCTGTTGTACATCTATATATATCGCAATTAGGAGCTTTAAACATTTCTTTCCCATCTATTTCTATAGGAGATATAGCTATGTATTTCTTATGTTCAGTGAAGAAATAGCATTGAGGATTGTAAGCTGCTCCGAAATCGAATACAGTATAGTTCTTTGGTATTATTTTGGATAGATAATAATATGGTTCTAAAAAACCAATAAAACTATTATCTATACCACAACATTCTTGTCTGAATACTCTATCTTTTTCTTCTTTGGGAATTAAGGATAAAGTATAGTTTATTAATTCTTGTTCCGTCATTTTTTCTCCTTTCTTTTCCTTCGTTTTTCTATTATCTCATTAAAAGCTTTTTCTATTTTTCTAAAAGTAGATCTAAATGCCATCGTATCAACATGTCTCGTTTTACCATTCCATAAACAATATTCACTGCTTTCGTTAATTAACCATTTTACTCCTCTGCTGTGAATCATTCTTTTTCCCTGAAATACATCAAATACTTTACATGAGAATATATTGTAATCATAGCATTTCATTCTTAGCCAATAATTATGATGATATAAATAAGCTAAAACAGATAATATATCTTCTTTTTCATAAGGATAACGAGGACTTGGGAAGTATCTTAGGGAATCTTGTAGTTTTATATAACTATCAATTAAAGAATTAGATATATCATCCTCTGTGTGCATTAATTCGCTAGGATTTACATCTCTGTTAAATAACATTCTTATCATGTCTGCCGCTTGTTCGCATGATTTATAATCTTTTGAGTATTTAAGATATTTCATTGAAGCCTTTTTAGTTTCTACTTCTTGATAATATTTAAAACTTTCTATGATAAGCATAACAATTTCTATCCTATATAAGGCTTCTCCCCATCTTACTCCCCAATTACTCCTATCTGTTTTCATATTGTTATAACGATTTTAGAAGTTCCTCTTTTGTAGAAAACAAATGCTTTTCAGATAGCCATATATCATTTCCATCAAACATGTATTGAATATACATGTGGCATACATCGATATTTATATTTTCAACTTTCTTTAATACACATATATTGTCATGCATAAACCAAACCATATCTCCAATATCATATTTTGTACTTATTGTCATAAAACTACATCTTTAACTGGTTAATAATATCTTTTATTTCTTCCGAATTGATATGTCCTCTTCCTTTTGGTTGAAGGAGCATATCTGCAAACAAGTCGGCTACAACGTTATTGATAAATTCTTGAAGTAAATGCTTGGCTAAATAATCATCTTCTGACATTTCAAAGATACCTGTAATTATCACATTATCACATTTTTTTGTCCTTTATATATAGTGTTCAACTTCCCGTATAGACAGATCGCCTGTAACAGTGAATAGTTGTCTCCCATACACATATATTCCATATTTCACAGCCATGTAAGGGAATAAGAAGTATCTAGTTTTGTTTATTTTCATCTCCTATGTATATTAATTGTTTCCCCCATAACTTGATTGTTTGCACCTTACCTTTTTTTATAAGATCATAAACCCATCTACGCTTAATCCCTTTTAAAAAAGCGTATGTGTCAATAGTAACCCATTTGTCAGTATCTATCATCATAAGTTTTTCCTCCTTAAATATTCACAAATTAAAGTCGCATCTACTTTGTTATCATCAATATTACTACATCTATCGGTTCGTCTAAAATCCAATTCAGGGAAAAGACGTTTTGCGGCATTGATTGATGTTGCTTTAGTATTCACTTCTTTCTTGTTAATCTCTTTATTTTTGAGTTTTACTTTCTTATATGTTATTACCATATCACTGTTTTGCCAAAGGCTTCCCTGCCATGTTTTGGGAGCAATCAAATGATAAGGTATTTTATGAGCTATAAGCAAAGCTTGTAATTTCCCATATATCTCTCCAAAAGAGAATGTCGCTTTTGCACTACTACCAAATATAGCATGAACACATTCAAGTCCTGCTACTATGTTTGGATATTTAGACTTTAGATATTCAAGCATATCTGATATTTGGTAAAAATCATTATCCTTTAAACTCATGTGAGTCCATTCTCCATTTACTTGTATCGCAAGATAACCCAAAGCACCGGGGTCTATCCCTATGTAACATTTATTCTCCATAACATTATTATTATCATTCTTCATTTTTCTTTTTATCCATTATTTGCCATAATAAATTAACAGGTAATATATCCTTATTATACCCATTTTTTATTAATTCCATATTCTTTGCTAAATCCCTAGAATCAATAGGGAAATAATAGTATATAGGATTTTTATTCTCCGCTTCTATCGTCATATCTATTAAAGATTGTAGATAGTCTCTAAGTTTAAAGTAATTAGGATTCGCCATTTAAAATTCCTCCTTTTTTAGTTCTACAGTGATACCGCTATCTGCAAATATAGCTCTAAATCCTGTCTCTTCAAATATTCTCTCACCAAACTTTTTTTCATCGCTATTTTGATTACTTAGATGAAGCCCTATGACTGTCTTTAAATTACGAGATTTATGTCTTTTAATAACTTCGATAGCCTGTTCCAATGATAAGTGATTTTCAGATGCACTAGACGACCATTCATCATGTATCGCATTATTTACAATCACATCATTACTATAATTAGTTTCAATCATTAAAACATTTACATCTTTCACTTTATATTTAAAATAAGAACAATCAGTTATAAACAAGACTCTCATTCCATCAGGACAATCTATTATATATGAATAACATTGTGCATTATGAGGAACTTCAAGACATTGTACTTCAAAACCTCCAATACGATATTTAGTTTTAATAGAAAGTTCAACTACGTCAGGAAATATAGACTTTGTTTCCTTATTTGAATAAACGGATATTGCTCTTAATATTAAATTAGGAATATCTAAAGAATGGTCTGAATGACTTCATCGGTGGCTGACTAAACAGCCAACCACCTTACCCCCTTTCCAATTTATAGCCGGAAGTATCTTGTTTTTAAAAGATATACCCGCTTCAATTAAAAGGATTTCATTATTACATTCAAGAATATAGCTATTGCCTTTACTGCTACTTCCCGCTATTTTCAGATATGCCATAAGCCTATTTTAATATTTCTTCTGCCTTTTCATAAATATCTTTTTCAAATGAAATAGGATTCCAATCTGTATGTTCTGTTAGTGTAAGAGCTATTTCTAACGCTTTTAATCTATTAGCTGCCATTTGGTCTGAAATGTTAATCTTTACGCTTCCTGCAATTTTCTTTTCCATAATGTTTATTTTTTAATTGTTTATAAAAAAGCCCGGATTCTCCGAGCTATAACTTTTTGTTATACGGTGTCAGTGTCATCTAACTGCCAAATTTAAAAGTCCCATCCGAATAGGTATTACTACCTAAACAAAATGGGACTAAGTTGATTTATTTACAAAATATCTGCTCCATCATCTATCCAATTAGGATACATTTCTTCCCATGAAGAATCTATTTCATATTCATCATCCATGATTAAAACGGACGTTCTTTAATTTGTTCTTTCTTTTCCTCTTTGGTTGTTACCGAGTCACCTGCATTTGCGCCACTAAGCTCTTCTTTATTATTCAATGTGGACGCATCTACAGTTTCCGTTACTTCTTCATATTCTACAACCTCACCTACTTGTTCAGCGTCGAGTTGTTTTGTTGGGCTTAAGTCTACTCCTAAATCCTCTTCCAATGAACTAATGGGAGAAGCATTAGAAATGTCTGTATTAACCATCATTTTACAAGCCTTTCGCAATATAGTCCTTTTTACCATTTCTTCGGGGAACTGTTTTGAAACTGCACCACTATTTGAACTTTTCGCCCACGATTTTTGGATTGATGCCATAGTCATAACAACTAAATCTTTTTTCCCGTTGGGATAATAAGCCCAAGTATATGCTCCAATTATTGGTTTATCTAAATTTTCGAATGAAGTTTCATGTTTCGCAACTTTCGTTTCTCCCGTTTCAATATCATTTTCCATAATGAATTTATCTCCTTCATGGATAATCTTCACGATAGGGACATAATCAGGCACGGCTCTTTTAGCTCTTGTTACTGAACCAAAATAAGATTCTTGTGCAGTAAGATTTTCACCATACGGGATAAAATACATTTGCCCCTTACTGGCATCTAATGATTTGCTTAACATATTGAATAAAGCACGAGCAATACTGCCACTTGAACATGATTCCAATACTAGTTTACCATTTTTATCCTTCATGTCTTGAAGAATAAGCATAGATGACCTAAGCGCATTAATAGGATTAAAGTCTTTTGCAAATTGCATTCCTACTTTTTCTAATCCTTCAACTTTTTTTGTTACACTGCTGACTATGTTTTCAGCCAATACAGCTAATTCTTTTTTATCTGCCATTTTTATATTTAAATTTATATTGTTTAACTCTTTTTCTTTTCCCTTGACAACAAGTAGTAATAGCTCCACTGCTAATATTTAATTCTATATTAGCATCCTTTATAGACTTATATTCTTTTATAAAATTATTTTCTAAGTCAAAACATAAAACAGGAACTAATGCTGTATTTACATATTGAGAAATAGACATTTCACCATCTGCAAATTTCCAAAGATAACCATTTACTGTTTTTACACCTTTTTCATTATTACACATATCGGATATTCCTTTCTTATCATATCCATTTCTTCCAGCTTCACATATTGATTCCCATTCTTTAATAAATTCTCCATCAAGAGTAAATTGATATATCTTTTTACTGTAAGTAGAATTATTAATTTGCGCTTTAGATATTCTTTCATTTCTAGTACCATAATTGTTATTATAACTAGGTGAACACCACTCTAAATTTTCTACACAATTATTCCATTTATTTTCATCCTTATGGTTAATCTGTGTAAATTTGTTTGGGTTTGGAATGAAAGCATTTGAAACAAGTCTATGAACTTTATATATTTTCTTTTCTTTATCTATTGATAATTGAACGCATAAATATCCACGGATAAAACTTTGCTTGCTTATATGATTGTTTATTGTATAAGTTGAAATTTGTCCTGTTTTAGTATAAAAAGGTGCACTTTGTCGTTGTAAGGATTTCACTCTTCCTAAATTAGACACCTGATATAGTCCTTCATATCCAACTATATCCTTCCATTCTTCATTTGGTAAATCTTCTAATGATAAATTCTGATATGTTTCCATATTTATACTGGTTTTAAATGATACTGATGATTAAGAATGAAGGGAAAGCCCACCAGTATAGCCTTTCATTGAAGGAGCTACCTTCAACTATCCCTTTCATTCCACAAATATAGAGATATTATTTGTTATATCCAATAACCTCTACGTCAATACCACCTTCTTTAAACTTTTGTAACGTTTCGCCAATTCAGAACGGCAGATCGTCTGTGTTATCCACAGAAGAAGATGTTTGAGTCTGTGTTGGTTGCGATGGCTGTGGTGTTGGGGCAGGAGGTGCTTGCTTAGCTGCCTGTGCCTCAAACTTCCTCTTAACACTCCATGCTTTTATAGATGTATACCAACGTCCATTAAATTCTCTGGATTCGATATTTACTCCAATACTAACAACATCTCCGATTCTAATGTTCGCTTCTTTAATCTTATCTGCTCCCCAAATAGTGAAACAAATATTTTTAGGATAGTTATCGTCTGTCTTTAATACAAAATCTTGGCTAACCCATTCACCTCTCTGTCCCACACCTCTAGTTTCGGGGAGTATTGCAGTAATTTGACCTTCAATATATATTGCTTCCATTATTATTTGCTATTATATGGATAAACGTCCATTATTTTACTATCAGATACACTTTCGATTCTATAATCAGCCATTGTACCTTTCATGTGTTCGTCTAAGTTCTTTACAGCTTGTCTTAAATCTGCTGCTTGTACAAGCATATTTGTTGTCGCAGTCTTTTCAGCCCCAGTCTTTTCGTCTAAGGTGATATACCCAAGTTTACACTTGAACCAAGTATCATCAGCTTCATTATCGCTTGGAACTACTTCTGCGTATTTTGTATCTACCACAGCTTTTATCGAAAAATCGCCACTGATAAAGGGAGACATCTCTTCTATTAGTCTAGCTTCGGCTTCTGTCACAGATAAGGCATCTATTAGATATTTTTCTGTAACTTTTTTTTCTTTCCCGTTCTCCATTACTTTTTCGTATTTCAGAGAACCTAAAAACCATTTGTCCATAATAATATTTTTAAAATGTGAATATATAAAACTAACAATCGCAAATTTTATTATCTACTTCTTCTTCTTCATCTTCATTGAATAAGCCGTTAAAGGTTTCATCATATTCCTTAATAGCAGCCAATACATTCCTTTGAAACTCAAAGAACTTTCTATGATTCATAGAACATTGTGAACCCATCGTTAATGTAGCTATATAAGACAAAGCATGCCCTAAATCGTCATCATTATGTGATTGTTTTGCAAATAATTCCGTAATATCATCTATATTGGAAATTGTTGCTGAAAAATGATCTTCTTTTGTTTTAATTAAGATTAAAGCAGGAATATCATTTTCTTCTATAAATTTAGAAAGACTTTCAAAATTCTTTATTAATTCTTTTTCTTTATTTTCCATATTGTTATTTTTTTAACGCATCATCTATTGACACTCTGTTTTTTTTAACTTTTGTATATTCAGTGCTTCTTATTATATTTCCACACCAAGTATTAGTACTTTGTCCTAACATTTCAAGCTCTTTATTTTTTTTCTTGGAAGCTTTAGGAAGTAAGCCGTATACATAACCATACTGATTAGGTTTTTTCTCAACAGCTTTCAATGTCAGTATGTACTCCCCTTTTCTGTTTCTATATATTGTATTAAATCTTAGTGGGATAAAAATACCTTTTTCCTCCACCCCACCCACCTCATCATTAGTTATGATAACCCCATTCAGTTCAGATAGAGTTACATTTACACTTAAATTGTTATTCATTTTCCTATTTATATTTTTTTAAATATACGTTCATACCACGGAAGATTGTTGAAATGAATGTATTTAATGTATAATTCTTCATATATTTTTTTCTTTGCTTCTAGTTCTTCTAGTTCTTCTTTAATTTTTTTCATTATATTATCTGAATCTTCAATCAAGATATTAAAACGATAACCATTAATATCTATTTTAGAAATAACCCCCTTATTGTTATTCAGAGCAACCGTGATAGCAGCTAGATCTTCTCCGCTAATTAAATAATCTCCTTTTAAATTATATTTATCAGGAAAATCACCATTTATAACTTCAACCCCGTTAACTTCGTAACTAAGTTCGCTACCATTAAAATAAACACGATTAAAAATTTCATTCATAACTTTTAGTTTTAAAGATTAATATTTAATTCTTTTCCATTAATTGCAAAAAATAAGTTTTGTAATTGGTGGACGTATTCTACATTCTGTTTAACTGTGAAATCAGCTATTTTAGCACAATTAGGGTTAAGGTATATGTATAATGGCATGTAAGCATTTATATCTTTTAAACTCTTTCTATTAAAAGAATAAAAAGAATATCCACAAATATGATTTATTTTCTCAAATCCGCAATTTAAAAGTATTTCTTCTGTTAGAGGAATACCTTTAACTTCATGTAATATTGCGGTAATAAATCCATCAAAAAGCAAATCTACAAGAATTGTATTGTCGTATCTCTTTTCACTTCTTGGATATTTATTTTCAAAAGAATATACTTCTAAATTTAATCCATTATAGCTGACATAATTCCCAACTCTTAATTCATTTATTTCCATGTTATTCAACTCTTAATTCATTATCACTGTCATTTACTATTAATTCGATTAATTGATGGCAAGTTTTTATTTCATTGCTAGAATCTATTAGATTCATATCATCAACAAACAGAGGCAAACTTACATTGAAGAAATCTGCAAAAGCATTTGCAATATCAATACCAATAAGTATTCTTTCTGCACCATTTGATGTAGCAGCAATTGCTCCATCTATTCCAGTAATCACGCAATCAGGAATCCAAACACCGGATTTATCCTGCGACATCATGGTAATATTGCACCGTTTGAAGAATTTATTTACTCTATCAGAAATAATCTTAGCTCTTTCTTCTTCGTATGTTTTAATTTGATTATCTAACTTTTCTTGTTCTGCTAAAGCATTGGCAGTATCTTTCAGTTGTTTCTTAAATTCTTCTATTTTTTTCTCTTGTTTTTTGCGCTCATCAATAAGTCCCATTTTTTTGCTTTCCTCTTCAATATTCGACATCAAAGCCTTTTTCATGGAAAGTAAACCTGAATTATCTTGTTCAGGAATAGTTGTTATTGTCTTTTTCTTTTCTTCCAATAAGCTAACTAATGATTTATATTTTTCAGTTTGCTCAAACGGGATAACATTTTGTTGAACTTCATCATATTCTTTTTGTAAAGCAGACAGATCTTTCTTCCCCAAAAGAGTAGTCGGAATATCAGCAAGATTCGCTTCACATTCTGCAATTATTTTAGTTACATCATCAATTCTTGCTTTTACATTCAACCCTTCTTTTATTATATTTTCTTTTTCTATTTCTACTTGTTTATAGAACTCCTTTTTTAATAATTCTAATTTGTCATTAGGAAGAGTTTGTCCACAATAAGAACATTTATCTGCTGAAAATTCCTTTTCCAAACATTCATCCAATTTAGTTAATAGGTTATTTCTTCTTTCATTTAGAATTCCTAAATCTATATTTAATGATTTTATTTTATTAGATAGTTCTTTTCTTTTTCTTTGGTTTTCTTCGTTTTTCTTATCTATATTTTTATTCTCTTCTGTTACAGAACATATTTTAGAAAGAATAGAAGCTGGAATCTTATTCTGTTCTTCATCGTATTTTTCTTTTTCAGTTCTAATATTCCGTTCCCAATCAGATATTTCTTGCAAATCTTTATTTCTCTTTTCTATTAGAGGTTTAATAGATTCAGCACTTCCTTGTAATTCTTTATCTATATCCGAAATTTGATTTTTATAATCTTCTATGACTTTCTTAGCACTTTCCGCCTCTTCTACATTTGGCAGATTTTCCTCCAAAGTTTTTATCGTAAGAGGAAGGGATTTAAGAGAGTCTTTTAGAGGTTTAATATCTGACGAAATTCGGGCTTTTAATTCAGAGAGTGAATATTTCTCTAGTTGCTCTAATAATTCCTTGTAATTACCCGTTAAGTCGTTGTCTGTTATTTCACCTGCCATTACAGCAAGATATTTGCGTTGTTCTTTCCAATCTAAATATAAAAAGTAATTAATATCCAAAATAGAGCGAAGAACTTCCAAATCACAAAATAAATCTGCAACCTTTTCTTTATACTTTCCGGCACTTAATTCTACTCCATCAATAAAGAACTTATAATCATCTGTTCCTTTCCTCTCATAAGTATTACTACCTCTTCTTCTAATCCATCCAACCTCTGCTGTTTTTTTTAATGAATATTCATATCCATTTGCCTCGATGATAGCCTCAACGACAGCAGCAGGAGAATCTTCTGGTGTATATGTTTTAGTATTATCGAACAAATTATAGTTCATTCTATTTTCCCCATCATATCCTGTAATAAGCCATAGGAATGCATGACGAAGAGAGGACTTACCTGCTTTATTTTGACCATATACTTTAGTAATATCTTCATTAAAAGATATTTCCTTGTTTTGTTTTCTCCAATTTTGGAGAATAAGCTTTTTTAAAATTACTTTTTTCATAAACTATTTTTATATTAATGAAACAAATCTCCTATCTTGTGCTATATTCCCTAAAGAAGGTATTTCTCTTAGAAAACCAAATTTTTCCATGAATTCTATACAACACATCACTTCCCAACTATCACCACACACTTCATTTAATACTTCTCCTATTGTAAATGTACCTTTTTAATACATGTGGCAACAACAATAGTATATAATTTGGAATATTTGCTAGTATTGCCACCTTCAAACATTTCAGCTTTCATCTTTTCATAATCATACATATCATTCCTCCCATTCTACTCTAACCGTATCTTTGTATGTAACACCTTTTTCATTGACTTTCACACGCATGGCTTCTTCTTTTGATTTGTGAACCGCTCCAATACATCTTTCACTGACTGTTTCATATATATTTATCCATCCTTCTTTCTTTATTCCCTCCATTAACAAATCATTTGAGGAGTCTACTTCCCCATCAGAAAATCGTCCTTCTTTAGTAAAAGAAACGGGATATTCTTTGCCATTATCTCCTTTAAGTAGAGCAACAATAGGGAATCTATCGTTATCTGCATCAAAACATATAATTCTAGCTCTAAATCCTTCTCTTGTGCATAGAGGCGCACCTGCTTTTGCTTTTTCTAAATCAAATGGTTTCATAATTTTGTATTTTATATTAGTTCAATTGCTTTCTGTATTCCAGCTTCCAATGCTTCTTCGTAGGTGTCCCACTGACCACCATCGTTAGGACCATTAAATATTCCATCGGTTATATGAGTTCCATTGTCAGCTTTGCATATATCATAGCCATAACCGCAAGCGTTTCTAATGATGGAAATATGTAGGTTATTTGTTTCACGAAGCCATTTCTGGGCTAATGATTGTGTTGGGAAATGATAATAGTTAAAGCCTTTTTGCAATAATATATTCAAAGTGTTTATCGTTATAAGTTTATCTTCCATTTTATTCCTCCTTTTCTTTAAAGTGTTTGATTAGCTCTTCTACGGTAGCCTTATGGAAATTACCTGAAATGATTGTTGCATTCATCCAGTTTATATCCCAAAAGAACATACTGCCTTTTGGTTCTATGAAATAATGGTCGTTACCCACAGTATCATCATAAGAAACACTAAGCAGTGAATCTGCTATGAACCATTGATTTTCATCTGTATCATCCCGTAATGCGGCTATTGCCAAGAAAAGTTCTTCATTAGTTCCGCAATCAATAAAACTATCTATTTTTTTAGAGAGAACATTTATATCATCATCGTTCATTGAATAAACCGAAGCATATCCATGTATAGTAGTATATAGATTATGCCAACCTAAATATGGATTGCAATTGTAGTCAAGCTCTTTTAATCTATCTCTAATCTTGGTGGTATTTTTACGAATGATACACGGTGTTGTAAATCCCATAGTTATTTCTCCTCTTCTTTAGCGTTATCATCATAAATGAAATCAGCAGAATCCAATTGCGCTTCTGAAATAGATACCTTATTTTCATTCTGCCATTTCATAATTTTATTGTGTATTCTTCTATTTTCACTATCTGTAATAAATCCATGAATATGGAGATAAGCACGACAGAGGATTGCTATTGCTAACTTTTTTCTATTTTTCATAGTTATTTTCCTTTCTTTACCAATTCAACTTCTGTCGGCTCTTCATCTTCCCATTTTACTTCGGGGAATAAAGAAGAGTCTAGCTTATAGAAATCATGGGGATTGTCACTACATAATTGCCAACTTTCCGAATACTTCACGGGTTGCTTTTTATAAAGATACAAATCACCGTCTTTGTCTCTTGCTACATACATATTAGTCCCCTTTCTATTTTATTTTTAGTTAAACTTGTGAATTATGTATAAACAGTTTTTCAGTAGCATGTTTTGTTATTATTTGATTTATTGCAGTTTTAACAGTATGTTCCCAAATACACACAAAATCGTTAGGTGCGTTATATTCTGAAACAAATACTTTATGTCCTTCATCAACTTTGCTCCTGCACCAATTCCAAAACTCTTCGTTATTTATAGAATAATTGTATTTTTTGACTCCATTATAAGGTGGATCGCAGTAAATTATTGAGCATGATGGTAATACTAGGTCTTTATAATCTACACTTAAAAAAGAAACACCCTTCAAACTGTCCACTTGATGTAAGATATTCCTAATTGACTCTCCAATATAATCACGGAAGCCTCCATTTATTTTTACTGAATGTCCTGAATATCCTCCATCAAAAAAACGTCCGTTATAACTTCCCATAAAAACAACCCATCCAATTAAATCATCATTGAACAAACCGTTTTTCGTGTTGTAACAATTTCTAACTTCATTATAAAAATCTCGTTCTATTATTAATGGAGGCTGCCATCCGGTAGTCAAACTTTTCCACATACTTATAAGATAAGAGTTGCTATCATTGGCAATTCTATTCCCATCTACCTTATCCATGATATTGCATCCACCGCAAAATGGCTCTACGTAATATTGTCTCTCTAATCTATCTTTTAGTATTATAGGCAAAAGTTCTTTAGCTATTCTTGCCTTACTTCCCATATATTTCATGATTAATTCCTTTCTTATTTGTTTTATGTCAATTTATTATTGCTTTTTCTACCAATTCCTTAGAATATTTCTCAATCTTGTCTTGAGATAGCTTTCTGAATTCAGGAAAATTCGCACGCATCCAATTTCTTATTTGCATACCTTCCCTCAATCCTACAGGATGAAACGGAATGTGTTTTCTATTGAAATTCAACCTTAGGACGGGGAATACGCATCCTTTCAAACCTTTCAAGTGTCGGAAGTACCTTAGGTTTTCTTCCCCAAGGTACTTTTTAAGTGCATCAATGTGTTGTTGAGTAATCATAGCTTCAATCCATCAGCGGTAGGTTCTATAACTGTTCCCGTTGAAGGGTCTTTACTTGATGGATAAGGATTATCAGTACCCAGTCGTTTCAAATCCATACCGAGCCACATAACAGCTTCTTGTAATTTTGTGATAGTAAGGCTACGTTCACGACTTACTGGAAGGTCTTTCACTTCTTGAATCTTAGCATCAATTTCTTGACGCAATCTTTTGTTTTCTACAACTTCTTGTTCAAATGTAATAATGTTTAAGGATTTTACAAAGCCCGTCCAAGGCTATTTAATTCGTTATTTTATCGTTTTACGGTTTTCTCTTAGTTCTTCTTCACTGACAATATTATTAGTTCTGTTACCAAGATTAGAAATATTTGTTGTATTATTTGGTTTACAATACAGACACATTTGAGTAAAAGGTGAATAAACTCTCCCACACTTCGGGCAAATCCATCCCTGCTGCCCGAACATTCCATTATATGGATTTACTGAACTTGATTCTGTTTTCATAATGATAGTCTTTTAATGTCATCTACTGATAGTTTGTCCTTATCTTTGGCATATTCAAAGAATCCTACTACAGGACATACACATTCGGGAATAGTATAATCATCAGTTTCAGGTAACGTTACCAATATACTAAGTCCTACACCATTGATATATTCGCAAGAAACAAAATTGTCAAAGTCGATATATCTTTGTGCCTCCACAGCTAGATGGTTGCAGTAGCGTAGATATGTATCATAGCTTTCAATAGCATCATCTATTAATTTATCTATATTCATTTTATTCTTGTTTAATGTATTTATAAATTAGAATAGTATCAGTAACAGTCTTATGTTCTGTATTAGCATCAATCTTCTGTTTAATTTCTGTACTATTCCTTTCTTTGCAATACTTGCAATTACCCTTATGTGCTATACTTATTACTTTTCTTCCAGCCACACGTTTCGGATTTGAAGCCATAATATACTCACATGAATCAATTTCAATCACATCATACTCTATAACTGAATCTTTTTCAGTTCGTGGTGCTTCTTCACATGACATTAGTAATAACGCAATTAGTGCTAAAAATAAGTAGTAAATATTAGTTTTCATGTTTATCTTCTTTTTTCAACAATAATTCAAGCAAAATTGCGGCTAAAGTCCGATGTAGGCATAGTTCTTTTACTTCATCTACACATAACTCTTTAGTTACTCTAAAAGTAACTCCAAAATACATGAATCTAACATTATCATTGTTTATATCAACCCATTTTATTGGACGTGGTTCAAGTGCTTTAGATACTAAATTTATTATTTCTTCTGTTGTTTTCATAATTGTATATTTAATTCTTTCCCATTAATTGCATAATATAAGTTTTGAAGTTGATGAACGTTTTTAATAGAAACATATCTCCAAGTATTTAATACCATTCTAAAATCACCATCTAAAAAATGTACGATACGATACCTGTCCCCATTCCCATTTTCAGGAGAAATAAGACCACATACTTTATTATTGGTATTTATATATTCAAATCCACAATTCAGGAGTATTTCTTCTGTCAGAGGAATTCCTTCAACTTTATCTTCTTCCTCTTCTCTAAAAATATCATCTCCCATTTCTACTGTTATATTGTAATCATCATTAGCACATTCATTACAAAATGTATTACTCATTAAAGATACTATTTTGCCAATTCCTGCATCTATTTTAACGTAATTACCAATTCTTAATTCTTCTGCTCTCATGATTATTTATTTCATTTAAAATGTTTAAAAACAAATTCAATAACATCCATGACTATAAAAATAAACATACATATAGATAAAATATCTATATTTTCATTTACACAAGTGGGATTAATACATTCAGATATTAATGCCGCTGATAGTAATATTACTGTTCGCATAACTATTCTACGATTAAAAGTCCGCTATCCCAAAAATCACCAATACTAAACCATTCTCCATCTTTAGTACGAACAAAAACAGATTGGCTTATTATCCCTTCATCCTCCCTTTCATAACTCTGTCCAATTATAAAATAGTCCGTTTCTCTTGCAAATATCCAATAATAACTATTTTGTGCCTTTCTCCATTTTGTAAGCAAATAAAGCGATGCTTTTTCAAATGGGATAATAGATGTTATTTTGACTTTATACTTCCAAGATTCATGTATTTTACCATCGTCATAACAATCGTAAAACTTTCCTATTTCAGGTAATTTTCTCATAATGGTTTTATTCTTTGTATTAGGTGAAGAGAGAGAGTCATTAATTGTTTAACTTGCTCTTCATTTGGATAATCTTCTTCGCAAAAGTCTAATATATTCAACAAGGTATCACAACCGGAACAAGAACCATAATAGGTATGTGTCATAAGATAATCTTCTATTCCAGGCTGATATACATCTTTTTCAGGGATGATGAATATCTCTGTACCTGACCAATCGCCATCATCAATTACATGTATCTTTTCCACATCATATTCAGATATAACATACGTAAATATAGCACTTACTATTTTTAGGTATGAATCACATTCTTTCAATTTGTTTTCTCTAAACCATTTTTCCAACTTATGCTTATTAGCTTCCCATTGCTCTACAATTTCTTTTATCATAGCTTTTTATTATTAAATTCGTTTACACATTGGTACTATTACTTCTTCGATTTCTTTCCATAAGATAGGCTCTACATTATAAGCCCATTCTCGTCCAGTCCAAAAGGAATTAGTATATCTGCCATCTTTAAGACAGACATTAACGGTGTTATATTTGCTAGGCTTTATCTCCCTTGCATTATTCCATCCGTCTTTTATCATTCTATTCCATTTTTTCATGCGATTTATCTTTTTCAGGGTAAGGATAATTAGATAACACTTTATTTACCTCTTCAACAATATTATTGATCTGTTTTTCAGCGATGTCTTTAGACATTGATCTTAATAAATTATCAAAATCTTCTTTAGGGACTTTCAACTCTGATAAATCTATGAATTTTGGATTTCGTGGAAATTCATTCATGGCTTATCTCTTTAAATATAACATTGGTTCTATCTTCTCTTTCAGAAGCATCACAACCTCCAAAAGATTTAGCTACAAATTCCCCATTTTCTTCACAAACTTCTGCAAAAAAACATTTATCGCAACAAATACCTTCAATTGCTTCTACTTCTAAAGTAACAAATGGAAGTTTTATTTCAGTCCCTATCGGTAATTCTTTCATGGCTCTATTTTATAGTTATATATGTACTCATATTATTAGTTTATTAGATTAATATCCGTATTTAGAAATTAAAGAACCTTTGCTATCATTCCCCGGACTTATCTCATTTCTCCTCTGTTGGATAGCTCTTTCACAAGCTGAATCTACCATCTCATTCCATTTATTACCATTATGCGCTTTTACGTAATGGTAATCACATGATATATTCTTTTCACTTCTAATAGCCCTAATATTCCTAATTAAATCCATATTCTTAGGATATTCAGACTTGTTTCCACTTAGAACTGTTATGCAATATTGGCTATCAGTCATAAATATTACTTCACAATCATTGGGTAGATTTTCTAAAGCTTCTTTAAAAGCTATTAGTTCCATTCTGTTATTTGTAGTATCATTAAAAGCATCAGACCATTCATAGATAATACCATCAATATCGGGATCAATAATAAGAATAGCGGAAGCTCCGATTTTACTTATTGCATCACAACCACCATCTGTGAATACAACAAAAGTTTTTTTATCATTCATAATATATATTGTTTTTCTTAATTTGAAATTTATTCTTTCTTTTTCTCATATCATTAGTGTTCACTGCCTGTTTTATATAGAAGCTCCTTTATCTCCCTTGCTACCCTATATAGTATAGCTTGGTGATTGGACTAGCCTGTTTGTTATTTAACTTTTTTATCCTTATATCCGTACTCTTTGATGCTTCATTTCAAAGTAGATATACGCTCGTCCATTTCAGACGCTCCCGATGCAACATATATACAGCCCTCGCAAGGTCAGAAGTTGTTAGGATAAACAGAGCTTCTACTGGAACAAGGACACCTACCTCAACGTATATACATTAGATAGAGAAATAAATTCTCAATTTGAGATTTTGTAAGAGTCAAATCATTAAAAACACTCTTCTAAATAACAAAAAATATTCCGTATTAGAAAAATCCAATACGGAATAAAAAATCCGTATTGTCAAGGTAGAGAGAACAATACGGATTTAAGAATATATTTTTGTCACTTAAAAAAGTCTTTTAATATGTCCGCATTAGCTCTCTACTTCTAATACATCGGCAAATATCTTCTTTATTTTTGAGATGAGCAAGAGAAAAGATGTATTTAACATTTATATAACTTTCTAAAACCATGTGGTTTTCTTATGGATAACCTAAATATAACCATATGGTTAACCATAAGGTTTTATTATGGTTATAAAAGAATCACATCATCTGTTGATTCAGTATCAACATCTTCAATTAAATAAGCATCCCAACCATCGTTAAATTTTACGTCTCTAGTTTTATCTTCTACTTCTTCAAGTAGTTCAATTAAAGCTTCTACTGTCATATTCAATAATCATAAAGTTCAACACGATCTTCACGCTCTATAACATCTTTGACTTCATCATCAAAGATGTCTATTTTTACAGGTTTACTTTTATCTTCTATCGCAGATAAAATATCAATTAGTTCTTGTACTGTCATAATTATTCCTCCTTAATTAAACCTCTTGTACTTTCAATATTTCATCTAGCCGAAACAAAGCTCTATCATATTCTACTTCATTGTCAAAATAGAAATACCTTATTCCGTTCCCGTACTTCATTTCAATGCAGTATTTACCACTTGAAACACTGTTCCCACGCCCTTTGTATTCTTTAATACTTGCGTCTTTCAATCGTTGATTCTGTATTCTTATCCACATATTGTATATATTTACTTTTATTTTACATCAAAACATAAACTAAACAATTCATCTTTTGTGCCATCGTATTCCCATACATGTTCATATTCACTTTCTTCTGTTTGCAAATAAAGCGATATGCGAATATAATCCCAACTTATTTCGATGTTATCAATTTCTTTGCTTGTAACATCTTCATACTGACGGATTCTTTTTATAAATTCCGTTTTAGCTTTTTTTGTTTGCTCTAAAAACTTTTTGTATGTCATAGTTCTAATATTTAAATGATTCTACCAACCACCAAATTAATAAACCATCTACCACCAATTTGAAAAGATTGGCAAGGAAGCTAACTTCTACTTCTTCTCCATTAAAACATGCTGCCAATGTTAATTTAAGGATTCTTTGTTGTTTTAGAATCTAATACTAAGGTGATTTTCTTTGTTTTCATATCATTATTCAATTACATACATTAATAAACCATCTTTTGCTTTTATTTCTACCAATATTTCTTTGCAATTTAATCTCTCTTTTAGAAATTCTAAGGTACTTGTTCTAGCAAAGCAATTCTTTGTGGAAACATACATAACTTTCCCATTGCTTTCAATAGAAACTATTCCTTTGATATATTTTCTAATAATATCCTCTTTGCTTTCCATAACTCAAATATTTAATAATTCACTTTCTTTGATTCTTAACTCCAATGTTTTAGGGTATCTCATCTTCACATCTATAAATTCAACGACATAAAGATTGTTCCCTTTGACTCCAAACATATCCTCTATAGTATGATATGCTTTGAACTGATACCTTTCATCAGGATATTTATTCCTGAAATAATTCTCTATTAAAATTCTTTTGCTCATAGCTTTATATAAATTTAATATTATCTCGTTTTTACTTCATTATCTTTTTAAGTTTACGATACATTGCAGCCGCACGAACTGAATTATATTCCATTCCTGTAGCTGTCTTTTGATTCAGATTATTCAATTTTTGTGCAATATCTCCCCAAATTTCGTAGTTTCTAGGCTCTCCCTTATCTTTTATCCAATCAGTAATGAAAGCCCAAAAAAACACATTACTTTCATTAACACGTGCATTTTCTCGCCTTTTGTTTGCGGACTCATCTTGCATCTTATTTATTGAAACTATTCTATCTGTAGAACTATTCTTTCCCCACAATTCTTTTGTTCCTCCTGTTTGCTCATTACGTTTTTTCTTTGCTGCTAAAGCCGCTTTTGTACGTATGCTAACCAACAATGCTTCTCTTTCAGCCAAACTGAAGAATAATGTCAAAGTAAATTTGTCACTATTAGGTAAATCACAAAAAACAATATTGTTTTCACCAATTTCCGCTAATACTTGTAGTGCCTCTAATGTATTACGGAAACGATCGCACTTAGCAATAATCAATTTAGCATTTTCTTTCTTTGCGTGTTCAATCGCTTTCCGTAATTCCGTACATTTAGACAATTCCGTTCCGGTATAAATTTCTTCATAGTCCGCCAACAACAAACCGTTATCTTTTTCTATGAAGTAATTTATAATGTCTTTTTGTGCCTCAAGTCCTAAACCAGATCGACCTTGTTTTTGCGTTGACACCCTACGCCAAGATATATACTTATTCATATTACTATTTTTTAGTTAGCCCTTCAAATACAGTACATCCACCCCAAATAATCAAACATATTATAAACAACATTTTTTACTCCTTTCTTTATTTAAAGACCATTATCAATAGCCTTGTCGACACTCATAAATGAGAATATTTTTGAATTTATTTCATGTAAATTCATTCTATATTTGGCTTTTCTCATTTCGTAATAACTTTTAAAACCTTTCGTTATTTCCGGCTTATTGGCAAAATTAGTGATTTCAACCAATACATGTGTATATCCATTCTCTTTGTAATCTTTTGCTTTCATATTATCACTTTTTATTAATATGTTTATTACTTTTCTTTAATAATAACTCCCTTTGAATTTCATTCGCTGCAAGTCCTTCCAGTTCTTTTTCAAAAGATTCATTAAAAATACCTCTTTGATATTTTGACTGATTAGGAATGAAATTTATTGGATCAAACTTTTTCTTTTTCATAGTATTTCATTTAATTCTTTTATAATTTCTTCCTTTGTAGCGTAATCTCGTAAACCTAACAACTTTATCATATATCTTCGGTCTACTTGATCAGGAAACAAATATTCCGAATAAGTTTTAACTATATCCTTTAAAATGATTTCCGGCTTGTCGTAACTTTCTATCAAGCTGTCGATTAAATGCCCTTTTTCTCCTCTAGCGTCCCACTGATTTACAATTTCATTTGTAGAAAGATTTTCAAAAGTAAAATACCCTTCTTCGATTTCGTGAACATCACGTACAATCTTTCTACATAGTTCCGGGTATCCATCAATTTGAGATATTATACCGTTATTAATCATTTCTTTAAATGACTCTATTTGCTTTTCTGTATACTTTTTCATAACTCATTCCTCCATTAATTTTACTTTGAGTACTTTCAAGCCGTTTGTAAGTTGCTTTTCTATTATCTCTTTTGCTTCTTTTTCGTCATTGGCTAATACACCTATATAATAACAAATATTTCCTAGTCCGTAATATACAATATATTCTTTCATAATATTATTCTTTAACCGCTACTTTTATACCGTTATGTATTAACTTTACTAAAATACTATCTAACAATTCCCAAGAAAAACACAATATACCGTTTTTATTTAATTTAATATCTAAAATTTCCTTAGCTATAATTGCATCACTTTCATATATTTGTCCCAAATTATTCTTTTTTATAATTATTAAATAATCGGGGTGTGATTTCTTTATTCGTTTAAATATCTCTTTCATGGCTTTAATATTTTAAATTGTTTAATATAAACATTCTTCTTTCTATTCTTTTGCGTTCTTTCTCTGAATAATATACTTTGTTATTCATCACCGTACAAACGAATTCTATTCTTTTATTTATAATTGTTCTTTTTTTCATGATTACATATTTTCTTTAATAACGTTACCGCTTAAATTCCATTCATCGAATGTGTCTAGTATAATTTCCTCTGTTTTTCTTTCCGAAATTATAATACGGTCGCTATATAAACCGCTAATATCAGACCCTCCGCTACATGTAAATATTATATTTACGTTATACTCGTCTAACAAACTAGCTAATTTTGTTAGAAACTCTTTTCTTTTTTCTTCACTCATTGGTAAAATCTTTATTTTCTATCAAATTAGGTTCGTGCCTTTCCAAAAAAGATATTAATTCTTTGTAAGACGTATTATTATCTATAGCACAAGATAGCGAATAATTAAACTTACCTTTATACATTTTGGGCTTCAATTCGCCTAGATTATTAAAATACATTTGTCTAACTGATACAAATAATTTACTTTGTAAATATTTGGAAAAAGACACAATATGATCACAAATAGATACAATGTTATTATTATAAACGTTACTATAAACTAGTTCGTTATCTCTATAAATATCTAATTTAAATGCTTTCATGACTTTCTTTTTTATTTGGTTAGCAAAATATAATTCCTAATATATACAATACTAAAAGTATTCCATATAAAGCGGAAAAGCCTTTTATTATCTCTTTAAATTCTTTCCGTTCCATAAAATTAAAATTTCATTCTCGATAATATTTCTATATTTTTATAGCCTCTATTTTTTAAATAGTCTAGTAATTCACTTGTATTATACCCTTTTGCTGGTTTACATTCTCTTATATAGGTACTGTCAGCCTCAAAGTGCATGTTATCATACAAAGAATATACTAAAAAATTATCATTAATTAGCTTTTCTATAAACACGGCAATAATTTCACCGTCTCGTGTTATTCTAAAATTTACTTTTGTTTTCATTTCCATTATTTATTAAAACGTTTCCTACAGTAATCGAAAGCCTCGCCGGATAAACTATTGCTAAAGCCCCTTTTATCAATGTAAAAACATTGAAACAAACTAGTATCTCCGTAATTATTTACAAGGTTATGAAACATTTGTTTTTGCGCTTTCTTTGTTGCAAAACAATATTTGGAAAAGTTTTGCAATACCTTTTTCTTTTCTTCTTCATTTAATTTAAAGTTTATCCACCCTTTTGTATTATGGTGAAAACGTCCGTTTATAAATTGTTCTACTGTCATTTGTCTAGTTTGGTTTAATAAACCTATTAAAGTCTTATATTTAATTGTTTTCATAACTCTATTATTTTAATTCCTTATAACTATATATATTTAAAAAATAAAAGCAATTTGTATATAGCCCCTTCTTTGTCTTTTTTCTACGATAACTTTTGCTTTATCCGCTTGATGAAAGGCAAATCTATTTCGGGGTATATTACAGGTAGAAGAAGAAATACCTTTTGCGCCTATATTTATTTCACCGCAAAGTTTATTAAAACTTTCTACATTAATAATGAGTCTATAAAAGAGTCAGACCAATATTTTTGCGATATATTAAATGTTATTTCCATGCTATAATGTATTTAGTTTAATTTCTCTTTTAACTGTATTAATCTCCACGCAATAACCGAAAACCAATTATTTTGAAAATCAACTATTTGTCTTTCCGTTCTGCAATATCCCCACGATTTGCCTATATTAATTATAGTATCAGTGCAATAAGCCACACCGAAACAAGACGGCAAACCTTTTATATATTCTTTCACTCGTTCCTGTAAACTAGGATATAACCGCTTATAATAAGCGTCGTTATATTCTCTATCAAAACAGTCAAAGAAGTAATTAATAGCTTCTTTATCACTCATATCTAATTTTTCATCGTTATAAATGCAGTCCAAAACGTATGCAAATTGTACCCCTACATTTTTATGTTCTCTTACATTCTTTTTCATGATTTGTTTCTCCTATTTCGTTTAATTTAACCTATTCTTTCAAAGCCTATATAATCTAATTTATCCCAAAGAATTTCTATATTTGCATCTATAGAAAGATCATCGTCGTAATCTATCGAAGTTATCGGAATTATTACGGTATTACATACGTTACCGGCTATTAATTCGTTCGTGTCGTCTCTATATCCAATATAAATGACATTTGTATTTCCTTCATTGTCTAAGAATTCGCCTAAACAATTAGATATAATGCTATTGTTAAATTCTTTTGTAGTCATAACTTATTTATTATTTAAAGGTAAATTTAAAAATTCTTTTTTATTTAGTCCGCAAAAACTTGCTATATGTCTGCCAGTTGTAGCACTCCAACCGTTCCACAATCGTATAACATTTCCGTTTGCATCTATTTTTGCAACGTCGGTGTTATAAGATTGAAGTACTTTTGTATTATCGCTATATATTTTTACTTTCGCTTTCCCGTAAAAAGACTTATGGCTATCGTTTGGATATAAATCGCAAATATTTACTAAATTTTTCATGTTTATTCCTCCTTTATTTAATTATTATTGATTTGGTAGTATTATAGTCTCAACCTTGTTAAACTTTTCATCATCAACTTTAACCGCTATATATTTTTGTGCCTTAAAATCATAAAGAACTGCTATCGTATTGCCGCCAAAAGCGGTTTTATTATCATCGCACACATTTACAAATTCATAAGTTTTTTTTCCTACTTTTATAAGTACGTTTGTATGTCTGTATAACATATAAGTAACAACATACTTAAACGTCTTTTTTTCTTCTATCTTTCCCATGATTAAAAAGTATTGATTAGTATTTTATACGAATGCTTACAAATATATCACATTCGTAATATATATTTTAAAATTACGTTCAATGTGGTCTACTATTTCGTTATGGCAAAAACTACCATCAAACCACAAAAACGTACTAGAATCTAAACTAACACGTTTTTTTAATTCCGGTATATATACTAATACATTGCCGGATCTCTTAGATACTATTATTTCCATAGATTTATATTAATATTGGTAATTATATTGCAACTCTGTATTTATCGGGCTTGTAACCGTCTATATATTACAGGAATATATAGGCTACATTAACAAAAATAGCAAGCCAAATATAACAGAACTTGAGTAATAACTAATTATTGTTAGTTGTTACTAGATTTACCCGTTATATTGGATACTTGCTATTATTAGATGTTATTTAGAATTTAATTGTTATTGTATTGGTTTATTCACTATATTATAACTACTAGGGTCGGTCTCCTTTCGTTTCACCCGTATAACTCACTATTACGGTCTCATAACTAATTACTAGTTTGTAGGTACTGATATAACCAATGTTTGAGTAATACCTACTTAATAGTCTTATGCTTGTAAGGTTGCTACGATGCAACAAATAAGCCGCTATTTTCAACATGTGAATGAACGAAAACCAATTAACCAACAGCAGAACGAAACGCAAAAAAGAAAAGGGATATTATAATATAGCTCTATTCCCAGTAAATCGAAAACCTGTTATACAGGTGTATAATATAATATCTTGCGGTCTGCATAAGATAGGAGTCAATCAGTATTTTAAAGAACTACTTGGGAAACTGTTTCCCTTTCTTTGTATTGCAAATATACACACATTATCGGAATGCGCAAAATATGCACTAATATATTAACCTTTGTTAGACTATGCGCACTATATGCATTATTGAATTAACACAAATAAGTACGAAAAAATCGTAGTTAAGTTAATTTCGTGTTAAATGTAAACAATAACGAAAAAACGCACTGGAACACAAAAAAAACAACGCAAAACACAAACGGGAAAAGGGATAAAGGGAAAAGGGGAAAAGCAAGCAAGCGGAAACGGAAAGCAAACAGGCAAGCACTATTAACGAATATACTATAATATCGAAGATGTTATAGTATATGAGTAAATAATATATATACTACTATATTATATATATATACTATATAGAGAAAAATAAACGTGTAAAAAAAATAGAATAGATAAAACATATCGAAAAGATAAACATCATAGAAAAAATCTATAAGAAGAAAACAAAATGCGAAAAAGGTTATATATGGGAAAGTGCGGCTTTCTCACATGCCAAGCATTTTTTTGTGTATGCTTGTTTAATGCAGCCTATTTTTGCACATTATAGGGCAAAACCAATGTTTCCAGAACACGAAACGAGTGTTTTAGACGTGTTTTAAGGCTTAATGCGATGTTTTAATATGAAATACTATGTTTATATCGTCTTATTATTGATCTTTTAAAATTAAGCCTAAAAATACGTTCATTCCTGTATTTTGCCATCTGTTTTCCGGTGGCTTTCCCCGTGCCTACCACCCCCCCTGTTTTGAAGCCACGGTTAAGTGCTGCTTTTGCCCATAAATTTTTCAATTTTCATTTTTTTTTACTTTTTTTTTCTTACCCTTAATCAGTATAGTAATTTTTATTTTATATATTTGCAGAAATTAAATGAATCGTATATGAAAATTGAAGAAGCTAAGAAATTGAAATGTGCTTGTGTTTACAAGTTGACTTACCCAGATGGTAAGTGTTATATTGGTCAGACTAAATGTTTGGGTAATCGTGTTAGGTTGTATGAGTCTCAATTATCTCGTAATTTTGGTTCTGATTCAAAGAACATGTCTGCTCTTGCTGAATTTGGAATTGAGAATGTGGATATTTCTATTGTATCAGTTTTGGATATAGCCGATTCTTCTGACCTTCTCCTCTGCCTATCAATTTTAGAGATAAAGTATATTCGTGAATTTGACACATTGTATCCAAATGGTTATAATTCTGGCATAGGTGGCGAGATATTAGGTATTCCTACAGAAGATATTCAGACCAATGGTGCTTCTTGCCAAGTTTTGGTTTATGACAAAGATGGCGTTTTTCAAAAGAGTTATCATTCAAAAGGTCGTTGTTGTTATGATATGGGTTTATTGGAAAATGAATTATCTCGTTTTCTTGATAAAGCTAAGATATACAAAGGCAAATATATATTCAAGACTGGTAAATATGGCTATATCCCTGAACGCATAGAGCCAGTTGGTTATAAAGTGGTCAATCGTACGCGGACTATCGTTCACAATGAGGTTGTAAAACATGTAGTTGAAAAAGAATATGTCACTCATGTTGTTCCTCATGCATTGAAGTATGATATGCAAGGTAATTTTTGTGGAGAGTATGAAAGCAAACGACGTGCTGCCTTATCTTTTAGTCGCAACCATAACATTCCTTATGGCAAATACGTAAATGGTTATGTTTTATACAAGAAAGTATCTGATGATTATCCCATAAAGATAGAGCCTTACGATGAGACTATTGGAAAAGTTCTTGGTGACACCTATAAGCCAATGTCTGAATGTGAAAATAAGCCTGTCAAAGAGTCTATCAAAAACAAAAAAGAGATAAGAGCTTATTTTCCTAATGACTTTAAGATAGAACAATACGACCTAAATGGCGTTTTTATAGCACAGTATGATGGAATAAGAAGTGCTAGTAACTCAACAGGTGTACGCTATTCGTGTATATGGCAAAATATAAAGGGAATTACAAAAAGGGGTGGTGGATATATTTGGAAAAAGTTGGATGATTAAGAGAAATTATATATCTTTGCGTACCTTCTTTCTGTGTCCCCTTTCTTGTTTTTATGGCTTTTCAGGTTGGGGATTTTATATTTTTTGGGTGTTATAAAGTAGCATTTAATAGCCATAATTGATTTTGTCTATTTTCTGCTATTTTTTGTTGTGTCTATTGGCTTAATTCATTATATTTGTGCTTAGCCATAAAACTAAGATTTTACAATTTGTACTTTCCCCGGTCTGTGAAGATGGGGGTTTTCTTTTTTAGTTTAACTATTAATATATTTTTCCTATTTTAGCCATTAAGACGATAAGTTCTTCATTTTTGGTATGAAAATCGTTATTTATGCCACTTATTAAACCTTATTTGGTGTCTATTTAGTTAAAGTCAGTGTTATATTTTGTATATTTCTTGTTTTTTGCTTTAAATGGGTGTATATTTGCGACATGTTTAACTAAAAAAGATAGAAATCATGTTTATGAAGAAGAAAGAAGAGAAGGATTTGTCTTGGTATCAGGACAAGTTGGCGCAATTGGATGAGGAGCTTTATGTTGTTAGGAAGGAATATGAAAATTACCTTGCTAAAAGGTATTATCCTGAATTTAAGGATAAGATAGGTCGTTATTATAAATCCGAACATCGCTATAGTTCCCGTTCTCCTTTTTACGAATATCATGTATTGTTAGATGTTCAGCCGGAAGATTTGTATGCTGGTTCAGATGGTAAAGTGTTAGCAGAATGTATGGTATCTTCTGTTAGTCGTGATGATAATGGCTGTATTAGGATTAACTTATCAGAGAAGGCTTATGTTCATTATTTGGGCGATGAGATAAGCGAGAGGGAGTATAAAGATGCTGTTTCTAGTATTTTGTTTGATGCTGCCGGTGTTTTACCTAGTTTGAAGATTTCTGAATGAGGGTATTGTCTTTGTTTGATGGTATGGGCTGCGGCATGATTGCTTTGAGGGAGCTTGGCATAGAGCCGGAGGTTTATTATGCTTCCGAGATAGACAAATATGCTATTATGCAGACAAGTCGCAACTTCCCTAACGTTATCCATGTAGGTGACGTTAGGGAATTGGATGCATCCAAACTTGGCAGGATAGACTTGCTTATTGGCGGTTCTCCGTGCACTTCGTTCAGTTCCGCTGGTAAGATGAACGGTATGAGTACTAAGTGCAGTGAAGAGGTGGTTACTCTTGACCGATATTTGGAATTGAAAGAACATAATTATGAATTTGAGGGTGAATCCTACCTGTTTTGGGAGTATGTGCGTATTTTGAAGGAATTGAGAAAAGTCAATCCTGATATTCTGTTTTTGTTGGAGAATGTGGAGATGCAGACTAAATGGGAGAATGTGATAGATAGCGTTCTTGGAATCAAGGGTGCGCATATTAATTCCGCATTGGTATCCGCCCAGAACAGGAGACGAATATATTGGAGCAATATAAAGACTACAAGATATGGTCTTTTTAATCATGATTTATATACCCATATACCTCGTCCTGCTGACAGATGTATCTATTTAAGGGATATTCTTGAAGATGAAGTTGATAAAAAGTACTTTATCAGTGACAATATGCATGATTGGCTTGTATCTCGTAGCAAAAAGAAGAATGTAAAAATAAGAATTATGTCAGGAGATGATAAGTCTCATTGTATAACAGCCACAGCGATATATAAAGGGAATTTAGTTACTGATTATGTTCCTGTTACTATAAATGGTGAAAGAAGGCTTAGGAGATATACTCCTTTGGAATGTGCTCGTTTGCAAACTGTTCCTGATTGGTATAAATGGTATTGTTCAGACACCCAAATCTACAAGATGCTTGGCAACGGATGGACTGTAGAAGTCATAAAACATATATTTTCTTTTATAAAAAACAAAAAATGAAAGAGTTGGAATTGGTTATAAAGGGTCGTGGTGAGACTAAGGGTTTTACTTTTACTTTGGTGAACAAGTCTCCTTATGCTTATATGTATAGAAGCGTTGACGATTGTGGCGGTAATGTTGTTTATGAAGTTTTCCGTCGTGTTGAGAACAAGATGTTTGATTGTGTGAGTTATCCCAGTAGCAACGGGTTTGGCGATTCGCTGTACATGGGTAAAACGTATAGGTCTGCCGACCTTGCTGTTCGTTGGTTTAACCATTTGACAGAGATGGGGCAAAAAAAACAAGGAATTTCTTTGTAGTATTGAAAATGTTCTCTATATTTGCAGTACTGGTACAGTAGAATTTACTTATAAGTGTTTGACAAAAAATGTAGGGGTGATAGTGATATTACCCCTATATATTATCTCTAATTTTTTATTCATTTAAAGGTGTTTGATTACTTTTTTCTTTCAGTTGAACATGGGGACGGGGATGGCTTAGTGAAGCTGTCCCTTGTTTTTTATATATGCTAAACGTTAATGTAGTGTTAAAGCCTTAATTACATTTGGCGATTGCCAATCGCCAACTTATATTTGCAGAACATTAATTTAAAACCAAAAAATATGGAACGTATTAAAGTAAGTTGTTATGTTGATGCTTCTAATTTGAGAAGCATTTTGAATTTACCGGAATTGAAAGATAATGGTGTGTCCGGTTCTGATTTGGATGGTGTTTCGGAGATTATACTTGACCCTCCAACTCTTCCTCTTGAAGATGATAATCAGAGAACCCAGTTCGTAAACAGTATTTTCGGTGCTGCTATCATGACTATAATTCAATGGAAAAGTCAGCAAAAGGGAAATACTATGAACGTTGAACCTGAAAAAGAGGGAGGACAGGACGATGAAAGTAGATAATAGTATTCGTGTACCGTTTAATGTTGATGTCTTGAAAAAGATTAGGCAATCGCAGCAAAAGAAAATGGCATACTTATAACATCAATAACAAACTGCCTTAAAGGACGGTCTAAGTCTGCCGGAGGTTTTTATTGGAAACTAAAATAAATGTGATATGAGTAAAAAAATAATGTTCAATGATAAATTTGGCTTAACCCAAGCCGTATTGGATGGTCGAAAGACTATGACAAGGAGGATATTTTATATCCCTGATAAACTTGTTCCTTACCTTGACATTTACGATATATTTGATATTGTCGATGATTGTATTATTTGGAAAGACAAGTCTGATAATATTCGTATGACATTTGAACCTAAATACAAGGTTGGTGAAGTTGTTGCCATTGCGCAAAGTTATAAAGACATTGGATATAATGGAGAGTATTCATGGGTACAGGATGGGATTCATTATCACAGAGACAGAGCAGCTGGATGGGCTAACAAGATGTTTGTGAAAGTTAACCTAATGCCCCACCATATCGAAATTACCGACATCAAGGTAGAACGCCTACAAGATATATCCGATGAAGATTGCTTGAAAGAGGGAATTGTAAAAGGGAAATGTGGATCCGAATCCACTCACTTTATGGATGCTTATTATGTACCTAAAGAAAAACAACCATATTGTACCCCTCGTGATGCTTTTGAAGTTTTGATAGACAAAGTATCCGGCAAAGGAGTTTTTAAATCCAATCCTTATGTATTTGTATATGAATTTAAACTTTTAGATTGATGGTAAAATTTAAAGATTTAGTAGCTAAAGATTCGATAACACTTTCTGTTAGCGACCCTATTAGGACAAATATTCGTGAAAATAATATTAGTACTCATATAAATGTAGGTATTAATATGAAAGTACTTTATTCTCCTGATTCTTATGCATGTATTGATGAAAAGTTAAAAGAAATACTTGATTGTATCGAGGATAAAAGAGAATTGAATAGTTTATTAACTATACGCCATTACGCAGAGATGAATAATCTTGCTAAGGAGACGGTTCGGCAGCGAATTAAGAAAGGTACTCTGCCTTACGTTTTAATTGATGGTATTTATTTTATAAAAGAAAACTTATGAAACCGGAAAATTTAAAAAAGCTGGAAGATACCATCAAAGCGATGGATTCTATGTATGAGAATCAGTTAAAGCCTTATATCTTAATATCACAGCAGGTAGGAGAGGCAGCAAGCTTCTTGGTAGACAGAATGAATGAATTGATAGCAATTTACAATGATGAGGGAGGACAAGTATAGCGTTATGTGCGATGGTATGAATTGTAAAATCAGAGATACTTGTAAAAAATATCAAGAATATCTTGACTACTATATCTTTGACCCTTTAAATGGGGAGGATTATCTTTATTACGGTTTTTTAGAACCTGCATATAATGGAACTTTTTGTGATAATTATGTAAAAGCGAACAAATGAAAGCAGAATTATATGATAAAATTAGAACGGCTGAAAAAATAGTGGATCAGACAGATCAAGCCGTTCGTACATTGAAGGATTTGAAGAACTTTTTACAGCTTCGTCGTCAAGAATGTCCCGAAGTCATAAAATGCTTGAATACTATGGTGGATTTTAGAATAAAAAAAAGAGATGAATATTATAACATTTTATTATTGCTAAACGATGAGGATTAAGTTTAATAAGAAGGATTTTTTGAACGCAATAAAGACAGGTGGTAGTTTCTCTTCCAAAAGAACTCCATTGCCAATTTTGCAATCTGTTAAAGTTCAAATAGTCGATAATACGTGTTGGTTGTTATCTTACAATGACAAGAATGCGATAAAGACCCATTTCAAGTTGGAAGAGTCTTATAAGAATATCGAGTTTTGCATAGACAAGGACGATATTGAGAACTATGTTTCTCTTCTAATGGAGGATTACTTTGATATAGATGTAGATAATGAGAAACTGAATGCTATTGTCTCCACACCAAACAGTACGATGAATTTTCCTTTGCATGATGTAATGGTATATCCTACATTGGCACAGGAGGTTAATTGCGATACATTTACATTGGATGCTAATTTGCTTGGCTATTGGATTCAAAAAGGTATGCCATTATTGGAATATGATGAATTTCAGCCTAATAACCAGCATCTTCATTTGTTTATAAAAGACAATAAGGTTGATGTATTTGCTTTCAATTTTGATAAGATGTACCATGATAGCGCATATATTGACTACGAGGGAGAACTGAAAGTATCTATAGACATGTCGGCTTTTGCGGCTCTGCGTAAGGCGTTAGCAAACGAACAAAAAGTCACTATAAAAAATGGAGAAAAGAATATCATTGTGATAGGAGACAATTCAATGTTGCTTATCCGCAAATATGACTTCAAACCATTGGACTTTTATATGTTGCTCAAATATCAGCCTTTGTTTGAAGTGGAAATAGACAAAAAAATATTTCATTCTATTGTATCAAGAGCAATATATGTACAAGATAATACCAAAATGGGAACAATGACTATTAACTTCGATGAAACTGGAATCACATTTGTGTCGGAGAATATGGAGTTAAATAAAAAATTAGAGGAAAGAGTTGAAGTTGTAGGAGGAAAAGAATTTAAGCAGACGTTTATCCTGCAAAAGTTATTGCTAGTCCTAAACTCTATATCTTCTGACAAAGTAGTCCTTCGCCCATGCGGACAGAATGCGCTATTTGAGATAGGAAATACTGAATATACAACCGAAGGAGGATATGTGTCTCCTTGTAGGGATTAATTTTTGTTGTTATCCGATGTAATATAGGAGATTAATTGTATATTTGCAAAGTGGGATAGGCTAATCTTCCCACTATTTTAGAAATAAGCGGATAGTTCGGAGTCATGACCGAATGATAAGAGGTTTGTTCCATTAACTCTTCCGCTTATTTATTATTAACTAATGGGACGTAAAAATTATTTATATGGAACATCAATTCAATGTAAACTTTGCAAAAAAATATGGGATAGAAGAAGCTATACTCATTCATAACATGTATTTTTGGATAAATAAGAATGCCGTTAATAACAAACACCTCTATCATGAACATTATTGGACTTATAACACCCAAAAAGCTTTATCTGATTTGTTCCCATATATTCATGAGACTAAAATACAGAGAAGTTTGAAGCATCTTTATGAATGTGGCTTTATAATTAAAGGAAATTTCAATAAAAACAAACTTGATAGAACTTGTTGGTATGCATTTAGTGATGAAGCACTTTCGATTCTTCAAAATGAAGGTTACGATATTAGCAAAATGAAGAATGCAAATTTGCAAAATGAAGTGACAATACCATATAGTAAACATACAGATAGTAATACAGATGAAAAAGAAGATACTAACGTATCTAATAAAGAAAGTTCGTTGGAAGGTGGAAGATTTTCTTTGGAAGAATACAACAATAGCATAGCTGCTGATATTAATCCACAAAAGGAGACTAGGGGAAGTGGCGTTAAAAAAATAAAAAAAGAAAAGTCGTTTGATGTAAGATGTGATTTAAGCTATGTTTCTGACGAGTACCGTTCGATGTGGAATGAATGGCTTGATTATAAAGACGAGATTAAAAAACAATATAAGACACAGACTGGAGCTAAAAAAGCATATACTACATGGATTAATGCTTCTGATAATAATCCTGTATTAGCAAATGCTATTCTACAACGAAGTATCGAGATGTCATGGGAAGGATTAAGCACATTGAGCGAGAAACAGAAATCTTTTTTCCTTTCAGACAAATCTCCATATAGAGATAAATCTATAACACAAGAAATATATAACCCGATTGTACCAAGTAAATACAGGTAGTTATGAATGAGCAAGCTATAAGACAATGGTATGGTATTATGAAAGAACCAAACCAGTTAGTTGAAATACGTATTTTGGATGGGAAAAAAACTTATTCCGGGTATTTTAAAGACGTAGAGTCTATTATATCTGCCATTCGCCCATACGAGCATTGTGGAATTTATGCGGTTCTGAATTCAATAGATGAAGCTTGTTATAGTAGAGCGCAAAGAGATAGGTTAGTACTTAATCCCAAATCAACAACAAATGATAATAATATTATCGGGCGTGATATTATTATGATTGATTTTGATCCTAAAAGAGCATCAGATACTAATTCAAGTGACGAAGAGAAGGAGTATGCCAAGCAGGTTGTGAATAAGGTGTACAAGTTTTTAAGGGACATGGGATTTTCTTCACCCATCATCGCTGACAGTTGTAACGGATGGCACGCATATTATCGTATTGCCATGAAAAATTCAGAAGAGAACACTCAGATGATTAAGGATTTTCTGAATGTTCTTAATATGATGTTTGGAGATGATAAGGTTGATATAGACTGTTCTACATATAATGCCAGTAGAATAGCTAAACTGATAGGGACTTCATCTTCCAAAGGAAGTGACACAGCTGAAAGACCTAGACGGGAAAGTATGTTCATTAGAATTCCTGATGAATTCAAAATAACAGAGAATGAGTATATCCAAAAGGTAGCGGATATGCTTCCTAAACCGGAAATACCTAACAGGGCAAACAATTTCTCGTCTGAAAAATTTGATATTGATGAATTTATTGAAAAGCATCATATCAAAGTTCACTCTAAAAATAAAATTAACGGAGTTACAAAATATGTATTGGAGGAATGTGTTTTTGACTCTAACCATAAGCATCCAGATGCCGCAATATTTGTATTAGACAATGGAGCGATAGGTTATAAATGTTTGCACAATTCATGCCAAAAATATACATTTAGAGATTTTAGGCTATTGTTTGAACCTAACGCATACAATAAGTCGTACAACTCAAATCTGTATAGGGATTTCAGGAATCCTCCAATAAGAGAATTTGTCCCCCTTGTAGAGACAAAAGAAAAAGGAGAGAAATGGATAAAAATGTCGCAAGTTGAGAAGTACAAAATTGATCCTAAAAACTTCATACCTAGTGGCATTGAACAACTGGATAAACTTATAATAGGATTCAAGCGAAAACATGTATCTGTATGGTCTGGTTATCGTGGGTCGGCAAAATCAACATTGCTAAACGAATTAATATTAAACTCTGCTAATAGAGGATATAAAACAGCGTTATGGACAGGTGAACTTGATAATACAGAGGTGAAAACATGGCTTTATTTGCAAGCTGCCGGAAAACAGTTTAACAAACCAAGCCAGTTTAATAATTTCTTTTATACACCTGACAATATATCGAAAAAAATAGACGGTTGGATCGACAAGTATTTCAGCTTGTTCAATAATGAATATGGAGATAATTTTAAGCAGATAGAATACGAGGTAAAGAAACTTAAAGAGAATTCTGATATAGATGTGCTTATATTAGATAACCTAATGTGTCTTGACATAGATGATATAGACGGTGATAAGTATGACAAACAAAAGCAACTTATGAAAAAACTTACTAAGTTAGCTAAAGAGTTAGATATACATATTCATTTAGTCGCACATCCCAATAAATCAGGCACTTTTTTAAGACCTAATAATATTAGTGGTTCAGGGCATATCCCAGATTTAGCTCAAAATGTATTCATTATACATCGTATAGGGCAAGATTTTGCTAATGATTCAAAAGAATTTTTATCACCTATAACAAGAAGTGATATAATAAATTCAGGCTGTACTAATATTATAGAAATATGCAAATGCAGGGAAAAGGGCGCAGCTGTAGACCATTTCATAAAACTTTGGTTTGAAAAGGAAAGTAATAGATTAAAAGATAGTATTGCAGAACATATAGTGTACGGTTGGGAAGATCCTCCTAAGACTGTACCTATTTTTGAAGAAAGTCATGAACACATATATAATGGCTATCAACGAGAATATTCCAACAATGATTTACCATTTGAAGAACCTACAGAGGAATTACCATTTTAAAGAATAATATTATTATGAATGAAAAAGCAAAAAAGTATATCGAGGATAATACTTTAGATTTGAATAAAAATGAGAGGATGGACACAACAGGATATGTATCTTTAGCGGTGTCTATTGGCAAAGCGTATGGAGCATTAGCCATAGTGGAAGATGATCTTATAGCAAAGGTCGCAGATGCATGGAATTACATGTCAGAAATGACTAGATTTGATATACCGACTGATATTATGATTAAGGCAAAAGATATATTTATTTCTAAATTGTTAGAAGATGAAGAATAAAGAACATTGTTTTGTAAATCACATATATCCGAGAAAGTTATATGTAGTTATAACGGATTCAGCTTTATTTTTAAATCAGCATTTTACAAATAGGGAATGTGATAAAGGAATTTCACAAGAAGAATTTGACAATAATAAAGCAATAACTTTCAGATGTACTTATTATGTAAATGGAGATTATGGAGTATGTGTTGCCTTTCATAAAAAGGAATATATGACTGTAAGAGAAATAGCACACGAAGCATTGCATGTAGCTACCGCCATACACAAGGATTTAGGAATGTCTATGGGTTTTGATATAGGAGAGGATGAGACTTGTGCATATATTGTAGGTTGGGCTGCCGATTGTATTAATAGAGTTAAAACTAATAATTTTGATTATGAAAAGATTTAAATACTTGGTAAAAGAATATTATTTAGATAATTTTCCTTCCTATGAACTAAATAATTATGGGGCAGATGGTTGGGAATTAGTAGAAACAGTAAAGGGAATTAAAAAAGTAGCTTTCATTTTTAAAAAGGAATATGATGAATAAGATCGTTTTTCTTGATTTTGACGGTGTTATAACCACACTGAAAAGTAATTGGACTATTGATAATGAAAAGGTTGAGCTAGTCAAACAGATTTGCGATGCGACCGGAGCTAAAATTGTTATATCCTCTTCTTGGAGAAGATATACATTGGAACAGACTATTGAAGCTATTACAACGCAAGAAACAGTTTATGGTCATAATCCTTTTCCATATCCTGAATATATCGTAGGTATTACTTCAAGAATGTACGGCTTCAAACATGGAAATAGAGAAAAACATTATGGTCTATGTCGTGGTATAGAAATAGACCGCTGGTTATGGGAACATGAAGATGTAATTAATTATGTAATCCTTGATGATGATTCAGATATGTTACTTTCTCAAAAGAAACATTTCATAAAAACTCATGCTCTTCGTGGTATATCTAAACGTGATGTTGAAAAAGCTATAAAAATTTTGAATAGTTGATATTTATATTTATATTTGTCCCAAATATGAGGCAGTAATGATAGATTTAAAGCAATTTAAAAATAATGCAATCGCAAAAGGTTTGTGTGACAATTACACAAATCTATGGGATGATAATAAAAGCAAAAAGCAATTATTTGAGCTTGCTTGCGATGTAAACTCTATAAAGTACATGGCTAAGTCTCTTTCCGAAGGATGGGGGCTTAGTCCTGTTTTTATTAGTGACAAATTCAAAGCTTACATAAATGGTAAATATATATGTGAGTATGAGAATAAAAAAAGAGGTTGCTATACAAGTACAATGCTTTGTAATTATGACAAAGATGAGTTTTATGTAGACACAACATTGCTTTGTATCTTAGAATCTAAAACAACCTTAGATATTAAACCTAATCATATATGCGAGATATACGTTGCTGGAAATACCTATTTGGATATTAAAGTAGGCGAAAACAGCAAGGTATATCTTTTTGTTTATGGAGGAGAACCATTCATAACAGGTGATATAGATAAAGATAAAGTGATAATTAAAAGATATATAGACGAAAAGGAGGTAGCCAATGTCTGATTATAAATGCTATATGCGTAGAGTCGATATTCTCGGTGAGCCGGAAAAAGATTTGGAAGTAGATTTCCCCGGTTTGATTTACAAAGAATTTTCTGGTCTTGATTCTTATGGAAAAATAAAATCTGTATATACCGAAGAATTTGCAGAGACAGATGAACTTCAAGTATATCAGAACTCTACTCCTATTAGAGAAAATACTGATTTGACTTTTACATGCATATTTATAGGAAACGATAGAAGAAAGACATATCACTCATTCGTTGATTTTCTAAGCAAAGGGAAAATACAATATTGGGACAACATTAGAAAACGTAAAGTTACATTTATTTTAATTGAAGCTATTGAACCGTCAGATGACAAATTGTATGGTGGATCTCCATACATTATGGCTTCTTTCAAATTGAAAAATATCAAAGGTCAAACAGATGCATTAGAAATTTAAAAAAAATAATTATGAGAACATTAGAAGAAGTAAAAAAACATGTTTATGAAATCGGCTACACAAATGAAGCTCAATTAAGAATTGTTGGATTTCTTATAGGTGTCGGTGTTAAAGGGGAATATGAAATTATAAGATTTAAAAATGGAGTAAATGAGTTTTCAACTTTCCTACATTGGTTCAATGATTCGCCTAGTGATTATTTTCGAAGGAAAGACGTTTTTGAAGATGAGTTTAAAAATGAGAAGCCCAAATTAAAAGCCAAAGCTTATCAAAATGGAGAATGGGAAGAAGTCAATTTTGATGAAATTATAAAGAGTCTAAAGGATTTCAAGCCTGTAATTTGCGAAAAAGTTCTTTCAGATAGTATGCTTGAAAAAATAATGAAAGAACTAGGCATTGGAGATAATGATAACTCGAAAAAATCTAATAAATATAAAGAAAGAGAATTGTCTATTTTGGACTCTATGGGATTAGATAAAATAAACCCTTTGGCTTTATCAACCGAAGCATTGAAGGCTGTAAATAAGCTTTTACAGATAAGGAATGATTTAGCACGAGAAATTGATGAGGAAGTGGATTAAAACATATAGTCCATATATTATAATCGGTATCTGTTTAGTATGGATTGTTACCTCTTTTTTAGCTAACAGGAAAACTCATATTGAAACAGTTCATACAACAGATACCTTTTATATTACTAAATGGGACACATTGACAATAGAGAAACCGATATATAAATATAAAAAAGTAATAGATACTTTGATTGTTTATGTCAATGACTCAACCAATGTGAATCTTCCTATTGAGGAGAAATATTATTCCGAGACAGGAAAATATGAAGCTTGGATTTCTGGTGTTAATCCAAGTTTGGATAAAATAAACGTATTCAATAAAATAGAATATAAAACCGTAACGAATACTACAACTAACACCGTTTATAAAGATGCTTGGAAAGGATATATCGGAGCTGATATTACAACATTTGATGGGAATGTAATCCCAAGCGTTAATCTCCTGTTTGTTACTCCTAAAAATATAGCTTTTGGAGGAGGCGTAGGAATTTATAAAAATAGTGCTGTATATAAAATAAATTTCAACTATTTAATATTTAAAAAATAATGAGAACTAAAAGCAGAACAGAAGAATCATTGTTGGAGATGCTAATGTATAGTGGCGTTTCATCTCTTCCTGAACCCAACGACAAAGAACAGGTATGGGCTAGGGCGATTGTTAAGATTTTAAGAAAAAATGGACACATGGACTATGCTCTTGCATATCATGATTTTTTCGCATGGAATGAGGTAAATGTAACAAAAACATTGCCGGGATTAGGTATAGCACATGAACTTGTGGAGATATATCCCTATGAATATTTGAAAGATGAATTTATCCCTGCCGTGGAAAATAAAAAGGATATTATAGATTTCATCTCTTCCAGAACATCTGATGATGAAGAATACCTTAATGGCATGACGAATGATGATCTTAAAAAATATTTCTTCAATGTTTGCATTAAAGAACAAATTAGCAGAAATGAATTTAAGAACAACATGAAAAATTATAAGCGTCAGCCTATAACCTTTGAAGAAGATTTAAAAGAAGAAACAAATAAAGAGGAGGAAAATGGACATGAAGAAATTGGAAATGATGGAGAATCAGAAAGAAGAAGTGGTCAAGAAAACAGACAAACAAATAATAGAGGAAGAAAAAGCAAAGCTGAAAAGTAAGCTTGACGAAAAGATAGCATTACTTAAATCCCAATGTAAGGATGCGCATTTCTTCGACTCTATAATGGACGAAATCATATCTTTAAAAGGACAATACGATGTAGTTCCAACTAGAATCTTTGTACGTGAGGAGGATTTACTCGAAGAGTATGATTATGGGTCATTTAAGATTTCAAGATTTACAACAGGAATTGCATACGAACAGCAAGGTTTTGTTTTTTTTGTAAAACCTATATGCCAAACTTTATATGGACAGTTAGATTTTATTCTTAAATGTAAAAAATTAGATCAAGAAGGCACTTTGTCAGATGGACTAAGAAAATTATATGACAATCGGCTAATAGCGACAATGGATATTCTATTAACACCCTGTTTATGCTTTACAGACGAATCATATTATTTTGATCTTTCTGCCTATATTACTAAAAGAAGAGAACAACTATTTGAAGATTTGGCAAATAGACCATTGTTGCCAGAGACTCTTGAAGATGAAGCTTTCATGCAGGACGTTGCTATAGGAGAAAAATATGTAGAATTAATGAACGAATGGTTTAAAGAGCATGAAGATGGAAGATGATGCAAGACCACATGGGTTAGAAGCTATTCCGATTGAAATAAATAAGGCAATTAGCGCATTAAATACCCAAGAGGGAGGTTCGCATTACAAAAAACTAGCAATAGAACCTGTTGAGTTTATATATGCAAATGATATACCTTTTATGGAGGGTAATTGCATAAAGTATCTATGTCGGCATAAGAACAAGAATGGAGCAGAAGATATAAAGAAAGTTATTCATTATTGTCAACTAATACTTGAATTAGAATATGGCGAAGAAGGCGATTCGTGTCAAAACAAACACGAAGGTTGTACGTGCGCAAAAGGGCAATGAACCTGTAAAGCCTCAATTGAGGTATAAAGCTCCGGGATTATTTACCGAGAAGATTGTAATCGCAGTTAAGAATAAAAACAAATAAGATAAATTTGGATTATTCAATTATATATATTATATTTGCATATTACAAATTTATCGTTTATGAAACAAAGTGGAATTTATTCTTTTGTCTATAAAGGCAAATATGCTTATGTCGGTCAGTCTATAGACTTACTAAATAGAATTGAGACACATAAAAGAGGAATTAAGTCTAAAAAGCATCCTAATTTGACTTTTTTAGATGATTATGTTTTAGATGATTTTATCTTTAATATCGAATCAGAATGTGATATTGAGAAATTAAATGAAGAAGAAGTTCGGATTTATAATCTCATGTCTCATAAATACATTATGATTAACAAGGTTAAATGTGGTATGGCTGCTTTAAATGGATTTAATATAATTTTTAGAGATGATGTAGATACTACTATTTCATTTAAAAATGGAACATTTTATATAGGCTCATTTGAAATATCAAAAAAAGATAATATGTTCTGTTTGACAGACTTGAAAAACTTTATAATTGATAATTCAAACTATAATATTGATATAACAGGTATAATGAATACTAACGAATTTAGAGAAAGAGTTTTGTCTTTGCTTGGAATATCTATAACTAAAAATAAAAGGAAAATAGCAGGAGAACTGAAATCTTTAGGAGTATATAAAACAATAGGAGCTAGAACTAATAGGAAAGTATATTGTAGTTATGAAGTATTTATAACATTTCTATTTGCTTCTTGTCCTCAATTTTATGCAAGTTTATGTATATATTTGGTTGATAATTGGATGAATAATGGAAAAGGTAATAGTTAGAGCAACAATATTTGGAATGGCTATTTATTTGCTTGTTGTATTCTATTTCGCTTGGAATGGAATATTAATAACATTTGATGGCTATGTAGTTCTATTGGATTACTGTCTATACAGATTGGCTTGTGATGAAGGTAGATATCATTGCAGGTATGCAAGAGCGATACCAATCAACCTAATGGCTACTGACACTATTTCCTGTATTGATAACACATTCAATATTATGCCAACCGCAGAAATATATCTGTTTGTTGTATCAACAACTTGGGCTATCAGTATCGCAATTACTATTTATCTTGGTATTCGTTATTTTACTAAAATACGTAGGATTAAAAATCAAAAGAAAAATTATGGTAGCGAAGAAAATTGAAAAGTTGAAATCAGACTTATTTGATTCAGTCAAAGATGAGTTGTCCAAACTAAGTCCTATTAAACGTTGGCTGTTTGAGACCTTATTTGAAAAGATTTGGGCTATATTCAGTGAGGATTGTAACGAGACGGAGATTGCCTCTGCGATTAATTCTCTTGAAAAGGTTAATACGGAATATATTCGTCCTACCGATGTTATGAACTATGATGAAAGTATGCGTGTCCTTAATTTCTCTAACAATAGAGTTGGATTTAAGCGTCTCATGGATGCTAAAGGAATTGAGCAAGTTATTTTTAAGAATCGTAAGATTGGTTATCGCAAGTCCGAAATCCTAGCCTTAAAATCAGAGCTAGAAGCGGAACAAAAAGCTAAGAAAGCAAAGGAGAAACCTTATAAGCAAAATAAGGCAGTGAATAAGAAACCAAGGCTATCCAATATGGAGAAGATGTACTAAATGAAAGGGAGCTTAATTGCTCCCTTTGTTGTCACCCTAACCATTTTAATTCAAAAGCAAAATCACCATCATTAACAGTTGAATCATCTGATAGCCATACATCAAAGCCGTTAGTAATCCATCCTTTAAAAGTTGCTTTAATTGGTGCATCTGTGGCTCCAGTACCTATACTAAAACCTATTCCCGTCAACATAACGTATGCATTTGTAGCACTTATATTAAGACTTCTCCATGAAGTAGGAAAGTTAATTCTATAAACACCTTCTCCTATTCGAGTAGCAGCAGGAAAGGAACTTCCATCAAAAGTTTTTATAGCTTTATAAGTAGGGGTATTTCCACCCCACACAACGCCATAGGCAATTAATGAAGGTAAAAGTCCCCAATGACCATTTATTTTAGAGTAAGACCCCGATGTATCTATTTTCAGCCCTGAAAAATCATTCATAACTCCAAAAAATAGATTTTTAATATTAAGCGATGGATTAGGTTGTTTATTTATTGCATAAAAAAGATTGTTTGTAGAAGAACCTAATACAATACCATTAGCAAATAAACTAGCTAAATAAGAATCAATAACAAATTCAACATTTAAAGAGCTAATTGAAAAACTGGTGACAGATCTGTCTTTTAATATAAGGAATCTAAGAGTATGATAACCTTTTTCTATAGTAGTAGTATTTCTTACAACAAAAGTTCCTGTTCCCGTAACATCTACATTAAATGATGCTATAACACTGCTATTCTGATAGTTGCTATAAGAAGAATCTGAAAAATTATCAAGATATAAAGTTCCTGAAATGTTACCCGAAGCTGAACTTTCTGAATATTGTGAATAATTATAATTAAATTCTACGGAAAGATTCATCAATGTATTAGTATAAAACCCTTCTGTAACAGTCATTTCCGCTCTTGTAACTGTTGCTACAATAGAAAATGGGATATTCTTGACAGTTATAGTTGGAGGAGTACCACCAAAAAAATCGCTTATATCATTTCTATTAGAACCTTCGATAGAAAGGACATTATTATTACTATCATCAAAAACTTTAATATCTTGACTAACAGGGCTTATTACTATTCTTTTCCCATCTTTGTTCCCAATAATATTTTCGCCAGCTTCGGTAACTTCCCAAACATTATTTTCATCTATCTGCAACAAAATAGTCCCTGAAAATTTAGGAGAACCATCTTTAGTCCATGAGAATTTTCCTCTAGCGAAATATCCTGAACCATCAGGATTGATCTCATATACTATATCATTGTTTTCATCAACAGAAATTATTTTCCCATTTACGCTGTAAAATCCTCTATCACCGTCAGTACCGGGTAAATTTCCTCCTATACGAACTTTTATAGCATTAGACCAATCTTTAGAATATATATTGGTCATAAGATCTATAGCAGGTTCATCCTCATCTACATGGAGATAAAGGGCAGAATGTCTGTTTTTATATTTATCTTGGTGTGATGCATTCCCAAATTGAACAATTTCATCTCCTGCTTGTGGAGCATTTAATACTTCACCCGTTTCTGCATCTGAATCAAACTCGGTTATAGGAATATTAATATAGTATTGAAAGACACTTCCAACTTGAACCAAGTATTGTCTATCGCCTTTTAAACATTGTACAAAATCATATTCTACAATAGAATTTGATTCATCGTCTATTTCCAAGCGATAACATTGCTCTTGGGTGATAGTTTCCTCTCCATCATTCTCTCTATATACGTCTGCTTCAATTATTGTTACAGCCTTTATTTTAGCGTGCCCTTGACTTATTGTTTGTCCTCCCCTAATGGAAGTTATTTGTGATATGATATGTTCAAAGGTTGTGAATGATTTGCGAACAAGAAGCTCGTCGATTTCAAGTCTCCAAAGATTACTTTTCTTCCACAATTTCCATCCGTACCCATTGAATCCGGAAAGAAAATCTTCAACCATAACGGCTGCACCGTCTTTGAGTTTTTTACCTGTGTCCCTTATGGAACACAGGAATCCTGAAAATTTACCATTTGATAGAATTGCCATATTACTTTCTAGTTTTGATTATAAACTTCATCCATGCATAATAATGGCTGTTTTCAAGATAATTATTATCTTTTTCAGCCAATCGAGCTTCTTGTTCAAAAGATACTTCTCTATAAGCTATATGTTGTTTATCTCCCGTCTTTGAAGAGAATAAACCAATACCACGCCTAATAATATATTCCAAACCGTACCATAAATAGAATATAATGGGCGATAAAGCCAAATACCATGCTGAATAATCCCAAATAAGTAGCCCAATCCAAAGCAATAAGCCGGATGAAACTGTAAGTTCTATCCATTGTCTAGCATGAGTACATTCATGGTTTATTATTTCTTGTTTCAGTTTCTTGTATATAGTCAATACCCAAGCAAATATTGTTATTGTTGAATAGCCATCAAATAAAATAGTCTTAGCTATTTTGGAATCATAAAATATTTTTTTCATTGTAGTCAAATTTTAATTTAGTTGGATAATTTAAAGTATAATCGTAATTATCAATTTCATCTATATCTGTCATAGCCTTAACATTAGCTATATGTTTTTGTGTTACACTATTACAAGTATCAGCGTATATCTCCACATCATCTAACATATCTAATATAAAATCAACAGGGAGCATATATTCCTTATTGTTATACCAAATACTTGATTTTTCGATATTCTTATCTTTCTTTATAGCTACAGTATTGGCTATAGATACACGTAAATCTTTGTCGAGCCAAATATTGTCTCCATTCAAAGAAAAGCTATTTACATATTCTGATTTATCGTATGAACGTATATTGCTCAAAATTTGACCCCTGACTTCTTCGATTGTAAAAACGTGTTCTTGAAGAATCGGATGACCATTGATATCTTCAACTATTTCTTTACCTTCGCTTTGTCCATCAAGTAATGTTTGCCAATATTCGTCTGTTATTTCTACCGAACCTTCTATCGGTTCATCGTAAAATCCTTGTTTCCAATATTTCATGATATTTGTTTTTAAATTATTTCCAACGTCCGATCGCAAACCATGTAAAATTCCAACTCGTCCAAACGATAGCAGGAGTTGAATTTATTCCACGAGTGAGAACTCTACAATATGATGTATATTTACCATTAAGGTCATACCCCGGAGCATATATAAAAGATTCACTTGTATTATTTACTGCTCCTGTGAAATAAATGTTATAACTAGTATTATAGAAACTTTGAGGGAAATAAAGATTAATTGCTCCGTTTGTTGCTCCGGCTCTTGTTCCCCACTGCAACATCAGCCCATTATTGAACTTTTGATAACCGTTTTGAGAGAAATAATGCGCTGAATCCCAATCTAAGCCGCTTCCACCACCGCCAGCACTTATATCTAATACAGACCAATTATTTGTACTTAGATTTAAAGAATATAAAGTTATAGCATCATTATATGGAATACTAAAAACCACATCAGAACCATCTACTATGCTAAAATTCAATACACCTACATAGCCTTTTCTATCAACACTAGTTTGTAAATAAAGAGGAATAACTTTAAACCCCCATCTTTCTAAAATAGTCATTACTTCTGCCAATTCATTATCGGTTGCAGCCTTGCCATCTGATATTAATTCAAAATTTAAATTATCAGTATTAACCATATATATATCACCTCCACCACTACTTCCTATTCCTGCATCCTCAAATGTATTGCTAGAATTTAACCTGTAATATCTATCATTTTTTACATATACTAGCATTCCTTCTTTTCTTCTTGCAGCAGGAATAGCATTCATCTCGCTTACACTATCTACTGTTCTATATCCTCCTACACCATATTTTTCGTCATGAGTAGCATATTCGTCTGAATCAGTATAGGGAACTATTTTAGATGCAACATTTGTACCTTTAACTTCTGCCATAAGATTATATTTTGGAGAGAGAGCGATTTTGCCCCCCCCATTTGTAAATAATTATTTAAATTGTACAGAGAGGACTCCTGTCTGAATATTCGCTAGCCGCATAATTGAGTATGTAGTACTTCCTCCTGATGCATTAGTTACAGTAGCACTTGTAGTAACGACATCTGTATTTTTTAGTCCTCCTACCCAAAATTCGGGAGTTCCTAATGAAGATGGTATTACATAATAGACATACTTTCCGCCTGTACAGTCAAAAGTAGTTGCGCCCATAGCTTTTGAATCAGCCCATGTACTTCCTGCTAATGCAATAACTTGGGAAGAAGTTAGAGAAGCACTAGTTGATGTACCCCAATACTTTTTATATTTAAAAGTATAATTTACAGTTTTTGTAGCATTTTGTGAACCGTAGGTAGCCTTAACTGCAACAGAAGTATTAGATGATATATTTGTTGATGGTGTCCAAGTTTTTTTATCAGAACTTAGCGAACCTGTCACACTTCCTGATGCTGTTACTGTTATTGTCGAACTAGAAGTGACATCTGTTCCTTTTCTGGTTACAATTATACCTATTGCATTTTTATTGCTTGACCCTACTTCAAAAGTACCTCCACCACTAGCAGTTAACGATAGAGGGAATGTAGCCAATTCTATCTCTTGCAGGGTCTTGTACATATCTGCTGTCATAACACCTGCTTTTGTAGTTGTAGCGGCAGGTATATCATATCCATCGCCAGTATTAACCTCTCCAATCAAATATACTATATCATTTTGTAATCTAACAAAATTGGCTTCCGGTTGAACAACCAAATCCTTTAATATGCTTGTGTTCGCTAATGAATTAAACAACGACATATTATGGAAAAAATCACGTGCAGCTTGTGTTCCTGTTAGATTAGTACCACTACCAAAATTTGTATAAAGCGTGTTACCATAGTCACCTCGGAAAGCGGTAGAAGAAGTTGTACCTAAAGCCAAAGCGTTTCCGCTACCGATATTAACCATATCCGTACCAGTCCAATAATACGATTTGTTTGCATTTTGGTCAATATAAATCATATCATTACCAATAGGGTCAGATACAGAACCGCTTGTAGCACTTGTTGCAGTAAATATCTTCTTAGTAGTAGTATTATACCATTTCTGCCCGATAGTCATTCCAGAACTAGGGTTAGTTGTAACAAATGCTACTAACTTGTCAACGTTATCATATCCTGCCGGAAGTTGAGATGCTGGAATTTTACCACCAGAATCAAGACTTGCAACGCCATTTGCCGCACCTTTATTACCTATGCCGTTCTTCCATGTTTCAAGAGTAGTAACTCTTCCTGAAACGGAATTTATACTTCCATTTATCGCAGTTCTCTGTGATTTGACATAAGTGACTGTAGCAGCTACAGATGGAATGGCATCATGTGCTGTTTCTGTTCCATCAATACTAGTATCTATTTTAGATTTTGGGATAGCCGCATTTGCTATATTATAAGCTTGAACAGCACGGTCTAGTACGCTCTGTATTGCTATTGATATATTTGTAGCGGTTGTATGTAATAGCTTTGTACTAGGAACTCTTGTATCTGATGCGCTACTGTCCAAAGTTGTATCAATATAGCTTTTAGGAATGGCTGCGTTAGCCGTAGTTCTTATAGGTGAAATAGTACTCTCTATCGCCTTTGATGAAGCCGGATTGTTACTTGTTGCGTTCCATACTGTATCAACAGTAATAATAGGAATATTTTCTATTTTACTATAAATATCATCAAATTTTGCCGCATGTTCATTTATTCTTGTAGTAATAACCTTGTTCTGTACGGGGTTAGTACTATTAATATCAAACATTGCGTCTACTAACATTGTACCTTTCGGTAACCATTCAGTCCATGCACTCCCATTCCAATAATAATGTAGTCCTGTTTCATTTACACGAACAACCATACCTTTGGTTTTTCTCTCCGTAGATATTGCGTCCCGTAGAGCTATAGTCTCTACACTCCTAAAACCACCTTTCCCATACTCCGCATCATGTGTTGCGTATTTATCAGCATCGGTGAATGGAACTACTATCGCAGCGACCTGCGTTCCTTTTAATTCTGCCATTTTTCTTATTATTTAAATTCAACTTCTAGAATCCCAGTTTGAATGTTATTTAGACGCATTACTTTGTATGTTTCAGTTACGTTTTTACCATTTGTTATTTCCATATCATAGACAATAACATCGGTATTCTTGAAACCGTTTATCCAAAAACTAACGCCTTCTCCATAAATATCAAACGGTATAATGTAATAAATATATTTCCCACCTGTACAATCAAAAGTCGTTTTCCCCATAGTACGACTAGCCCATCCGTTATTCATTAACATCACATCACCATTGGTCAATTCAGTTACAGAAGATGCGCCCCAATACTTTTTCAAAGAAAAAATATAGTTTGCTGTTTTTTCAATAGATTGGCTTCCGTAAGTACAAATCACTTTATAATTTTTATCTGTAGTAATTGTAGTAGGAGACGAATATTTGGATTTCTCCTCATTAACTCCTTCCGTGCTCCCATTTACGGTTGCAGTTGTTGGCACAACTTCTTCATCTTTATATAAAATAGACCAAAAAATATACGGAGTAACAACTGATCCCTTTTCAAAAGTTCCTCCGCCAACAAAAGTATCGAACGAAATTTTAAATACCTCGTCCATTAATTCATTTATATTCATAGTTACAACTTTATTTTGCACTGCATTTGTTGAATTTAAATCCAAGTGGTCGTCTATTGTTATGCTACCACCGCCACCTGTCGGTATGTTAACTGTAATTGGTGCAGAACCATCATATATAGCTTGTATTGCACCTGTAAAAGAAAGAGCATTAGGATTAGGAAGTTTTGTCGGAGTGTCAGGAACTTTAATCCACTCTTTGTTTTTACGACCATATAAGATGTTATTGCTTGGGGCATCAGTTATGCCTTCTGTCATACTCTTTCTTTCCTGCGTCCATTCCGTAGAACCAACTTTTTTTACAAGTACGACATCTTCTGTAGCAATCTCATCTACAATAGGATTGACATTATATAAACTACCAAGAGTTTGAGGAATTTCTACAGCTTTGATAATCCCGGAATCTTCCTGTATGAAATCTCCGTTACCCTCTTGAATATTATCTATGCCACCTTCACGCAGGAAATCGGTAGCTCCTTCCTCGCTATTCCCAGTAACATAAATCCCGTCTTTAAATATTATATGTCCGTTAGCTGTATCATCAACATCTTTTCTAATAAAGTATTTCAGTCCCATCTTTAAAAAGTCGATAGAACCGATAGACGACATAATATCCTGTTTTACAGCATCAATAGATTTTTGGACATTACCTTTACGTATCGTTATGGTATCGGATAATTCTACCGTAATTTCAGGAAGAGGGTCTGTCTCATTTACCTTATAAGTGTATTGACTGATATACAGTTCATGCAGCTTGTTGTTATACTCTATCTGCAATCGTGCATTAGCATCAATCTGTGAAAGCATTTCAGGATATTCAGCAAAGAATATACGCTTAAAGTTAATAGAGAAGTTGAATTTTTCACTATTATTGGCAGCCATATACTTAATGATAGCTTCTTTAAGCTCATTCTCTGCATTAAGGATATATTGTTTAGGCAAATCAATATGTAACAGAACAAACGAATCTCCTGATTTAGGCTTATAGTTGCGGTTGTTAGATGGCATTACAACTCCGAATGTATCATCATCTTTGCTTACCCTAATCCATACCTCATTTGTGGTTGTATCTTGTTGTTGAGGCTGAATATTTGCCTCATTCCATTTATCATCCTCACTACCTGTTACAATATTGCCACTAGAATCCACTTGTACAGGATTCTTGAATATTGTGATATTATTGTCTTTATCTTCTACTTCTAATACGGATATGACAAAATTACAAGCAGCACAATTACCACTCGTCATTGAGATGGTCATATCACTACCTACGATAGCTTGGTCAAAGAGATTAAAGCCATAATCCCCATCAAATTTTCTTAGCTTTATGTAGAAATATTTATGTTCGTATTCATTTGTGTTAGGGTCTATTTCATCGTTATCATCATCATCAAAAGCTACATCTAATATTTCTCCTATTTTATATCCTGCTGCATTTTCAATACCTTTAATAGTTGGCTTGATATAGTCAAAGGAAACAATCATTTCCTTAGGATTACCTTCCGTATAAGGGTTCTCGAAGTCGTAGTAGCTTCCTGTATCAGGATTTATATAGGTTTGGTTTTTTGCGTCATAGAATCGTTCTGCACCAAACGTATCTCTGTATATAGATGGCAATAGATTAGGAGAAGTAATCATATAATCCTTCTCAATCTTAATTTGCTTGAATCTATCTCCTACAGTTGGTTGTTTAGTGATAGATATACCTATTCTGTCCAATGGTATAACTTCTCCTCTATGATTCCAATTTTTGCCAAAATATCTCCAATGAGTATCATAAAAAATAAAATATACATTTGTGTAATCAATGTATTCTTTTCTTCTATAATGGAATTGGAAAGTCAATAGATATTCTTTAACTTCAAGTTCGCCTAAATCTAATTCGTATGTTCCTCTGTATGAAAAAGGAATAGAACTACCGCCTTTTTCATTAAAGGTAATAATAACATCGGTTGGTCGCCAAGTATAAGGTTTTTCTGCATCAGGATTCTTATGTTCTCTAGTCTGTAAACAGCTATAAGAAAACCAATATTTACCAGCCTTTTTTACGCTTAGGGATAAATACATATATCCATCCCAATAACGCTCACCTGCACTATCTGTTTTTGTAACAGAAAGATATACTCTATTTTTTTCAGTATATGGATTAATGTAGCCTTGATCCATGAAAAGACCAAAGGTAAAAGCATTGTAAGCTAAAGCTGCTGCATCAGTATAATCGACTTCGTTATATGAAATTTCTTCATTGATAGAAACGTTCTTTTTGAACTTATCTTCATTAACAATGGTAATATCAGCTTGCTTAATAGAAACGTTATTTGGGTCAGCTTCTACTCCAACTTCCGTCTTTCTTGTATCATTGGGATAGTAATAAGGAATATTTTCAGTACTACCGATACCTGTACAGCGATTAACTATTTTATAGTTGGCGTTTGTTTTGGTTATTGTCAGTAGTTCCCTATCATAACCGTATTTAAATGTATGAGTAATAGCATTATTAGTAAATCCGATATGGATTACCTTACCGACAAAATAATAAGGTAGTTCATAAACATTAAATACTTCTTGTAGAACTTCACTAAAATACTTGTCTTCAAACGACATTAGTTTAGCTTCGGAGGATATACCTTCGTCAATTACAACAGAATAACCTACTCCACTGTATTGTAAAGAGTAATTCAATCTTGTTGCAAACTCTGCAATATCTCCAAAGAAGGTGAACTTTGTACTATTGCTGACAAATTGGTCTACATCACCTGCATCAGGAGATACTACATCAAAAAAATAAGTATTATCCAGTTTAGTTCTATCGGATTTAAATACAAGCTCATGTTTATATCTTAAATCTGTATTTGACTTAGATGAAGTAGGTGTATCTAAAATCCAATATCTTTCTCCCCTAAATTCCACAAATTCCCTCTGTGTCCATTCATCATCCAAGCACTTAGGATACATGAGACTGCTACTTATATTTACGCTACCCATTCTTCCCTCGGTGAATGTATAACTACTAAGGGCAGCTTGCGTCCCATCTTTAGGGAAAGATATAACGCCTAATTCCTCATCATCAGTATATATAAGTAACTTTTCTACCATTATATTTGCTATTTTAAAATAAAGCCGTATATTTGTATGTGTTTATTATATGGCTTTGGATAAGGACATTTTTTCCCACTACGTTTATCGACATTTGCGTAGTGGGGTTCTTTATTCTTTATTATTTTCTTTCATGGATTGGCGCAACGCTTCTACCTTTTTAGTTATTAGCTCTTCGGCTCGGTCTACGAAATCAGATACGGGACACACTGCATCTTTTGGTAAATGGGAACATTTAACCCATTGTTGAATAGCTTTCTGTAATACAGAATTGGTTATTTCTATTTCACCTAATCTTCGTTCCAATTTTTGCCTTTCTTGTGCAGCCTCTAGCTTGTCCTCTTCTCTCTCTTTCTTTATAGTTTCTATTATTTCACGAAGAGTTTTTACCTCGTAGGATATTTTTTCAGGACGTGCTTTATAGAAAGCTATCAATACTGTCAATATTCCCCCACTTCCCCCTATAGCTAATGCTAATTGTATAATATTTGACCAATCCATTATTTCTATATTTCTTTGTTAATCTTTATACAAAGATAATAATATTTTTTATAACACGGTATTTTTTGTACTCTTTCTTGTTTTAGAAGAAGTAGTTTTCACCGTTGGAGATTCAAGAATAGATTCGCCTAAAACAGAATTATCTTGACTAGTCCATTCGCTACTTTGCAATAAAGTATTTAGGGCATCTCCTTCATAAGTAGGATATGGATATATTGGTTCAACAGGAGTATCTTCTCCTAGTTCAGGAAGAGTTACAGCAAGAGGAAAAAGTAATTCGTAATTTGCGACTTTCATTAATACAGATTCCCCATCTGTGCTTACTCTAGGTACTAAATGCAACTCATTTAACGTCTCTTGTGGAACTTCGTCTAAAACGGATTTTGGTAATACAATATATTTCATCTTATTTTATAATTAAGTAAATAATTAAACAAACAATATCAATCAGTATAGGATATGTCATACCCGCAAGAATATCTAGCCAATCAAACAAAGAGCCATGTTCCTTGTCTTTATATTCAGCTGACATCATAGAAGCTACTGTAGCTCCTGTAGCGATAACAGCATTAGGAATAAGTTCTATCCCTAATGCAAAACCTACTACAAAAAAAGT